TGAAGGTTGATGTCGCAAATTGACATTTTACACTGTTTTGCGAAATCAAGAAGCCCTTGCTTTCTGGTGTAATATGTCCACTGGGCAAGTCCATAACCAGCTCCATCCTTTACAAAGTTGGTGTACTTACCACTATCTACAGCAGCAGTGTACTGGTCGTCATTCATACCAAGTTTCTTCTCGAAACTATTCTGAAGGTTATTGGGTCTAATAGCACTCTCCATAGAAATATTACCAATGAGTCCAGCTACGCCATACTCAGGCATACCAAGCGTTCTAAAGAAATCCCAGAAAGCCTTGCTATAGTCAGCATAAGGATCAGGTGTTCCAGTTGGTACTGTGGGAGTAGGTGTGGGTGCAGGAGTTGGAGCGGGCTGAGGCTGAGGAATAGGATTTGCACCAAGAAGATTATTTATTACGGTACAAATATCAGCCATAATATCCTTCAAATAAGGCCCACAGCATGCAGTTGCCGCAAAGTCAGAGTGAATTGTGACATTGCACCCATTCACATGGTTTACTCTATCGTTCTTATTGTCAGAATAAATCAATCTCTGTATGCCGTTCCTCTTACATACGTCAACAAGTAAATTATAAAGTGATGTAAGTGCCTCTTGTGATACTGTCCAAGTAGGCGCAAGAGTGTTGTTTGCAACCTCTATTGTAATAGCACGGAAGTCATTATACTTTGAAGAAGAAGTCCATGCTCTATTTTCCTCACCAACATATCCAGCGATACGTCCATCCGTACCGATACCATAGTTTGATGATCCACCACGGCTGGGATTAGCAAAGATGTTGCCACATGTTTCTACTGTAAGATTGCCAGCCATATGGTGAATTGTAATTGTATCAATCTTATTATTCTTTACACCATATGCAGCCGCATCACTACGAGGATTATAATTAGGGCTGGGAATTATCTTACAACAGAGTGATGAAAATATCTTGTTGTTATTTGCATTAGCTCCTACAACTTCTGTACGCCGACGAGCAATACCCATAAGTTTTTCAACATCTTCATCCTCGCCAAGTCCATTACATAACTCTGCTAACGCCTCTTTATTAACTTGTTCTACGCCCATAATAAGTTCAGTTTCTTCATGTTCGTTCTTACGTTTCTTGAATGTCATTTGTTACCTCCTTATGTAACTTATCTACTGTTGAAAAGTCTAATGCTATAACATCTGGAATATTAACTTGAGCATTACCAAATAATAATTCCTTATTTATTATTGCTACCTCTGTATCTTTTGAAAAATATTTTCCGTCTTCAATGGTAACACCATAAACATTGTCATCTAATATTCTGTTTGTATGTATCCATATAGGCTCCGATTTAATCTCGTCATCTTGTGTAATAAAAGATAACAATAATAAATCATCAGGAAAGACATTATCTCTATATGGATCATATCTTTCAATATTTCTAATCTTTTTTAGATCTTCAGAAGTGTAGATATCGTCTACTCTTTTTGCTTCATTGAGCAATGTTTCATTGGTGGCACTAAATAATTCAAGTTGAATATCATTATTATAACGTAAAATAATAATTTCATCTACAACAACCTTTGAATCTTCCGCGCTATACATGCCCAATATTTTAAAAGACAATCCTTTTTCTTCATCAATATAACAATATGCTAAATATTCTGTGAAGTCGGGATTAATCACTACTCCAGAAATCATTACGAATTTGCCAACAATATCTCTGAAATTATATTCACTAATAGGTTTCATAAAACCTCCTTTCTCGGTACTTCTTATTATACCATACTGACGCATCCATGTCAAGTCTTGTGACGATTTACTGGAGCAATTTTACTGACCACACGTTCAGTCTCGCCAGTCTTTTCAAACTTGGGCTTATGTGTGTCAGGATCCTCTCCGACCTTACGCCATCTAGGCTTGTCTGTGTACTCAAGAATATGAATTACATCGCCCTTATTGACAGTATAGTTCTTGTCGATTTTAATATTCTGTGTCTTGCCATCGCATATCTGATACAGATTAACCCTATTATACTCGCCAACATCTACCACATACCAATAATCAGCTTTAATATTAGGATTCATAGATGATATATACCCAAGATATTCAGACTCATAATCCATCTTGTCAAATAAACTAGTAGGAATTAACTCTCTATTATTGATCCACACCTTGAGTGCCGCTATCATATCTACACCAGAGAATTGTTTGTCTGTCTCTTTTTCAGAATGTGTGCGAACATTATCTACGCCAAGCATATTGAGTATATCGCTATCCTTTTTGACAGTTTTTCTGCTAGAATATTTTTCCCATTTATTTTTAATATCAAGCAGATCATTAATACCGCCAAACTCTGAAAAGAAATCTAACTTAATAAGTATATCTATCTGGCGTGAATCGGCAGATGTGTTATTCTTTATATCGCAAAGAACTTCGATAAAATCAGAATACTGATTATCCTTAAGTGCATAAAGTTCTTCTGCCACCTTACCAGAAAGATAAGGTAATGATGCCATCCCCTTATAAATGTTATTGGTATTTCGATCAAAGGAATACTCTCCTCTCGAATATCTAAATTTTATATTCTGTATTTTAATATTAAAATAATCTAATTCTTGGGTTAATCGTGCTGTTTTATCAGCATCGTCTGAATAAGTATTAAAACACACAGTATAATATTCAAGAGGGTAATGGACTTTAAGATACGCACCATAACACATGTCGAGAGATGTTGCAGCCGCATGCGCACTACAGAAGCCATAACTCATGCAACTCTGAATCATACCCCAAGTTTCATCAAACATGTCTTCTGACCCAGTCTTTTCTATCCATACTTTTCTAATTCTTTTTTCAAGTTTGGCAAAATCCTGAGGTTTAATTTTCTTTTTACTAATTTTTTTAATCAAACCAATGGATTCAGCGGGGGTAACACCAAGCCACTGGAAATATTCCATGAGATTTTCTTGGAATAATATATATCCCCCAGTGGAATTAAGTACAGCATCAAGTTGATCAGATCCAGTGGTATAAGCCTCATGATTTAAAAATTTCTCACGCCATGAATCAAACGAAGGACGAATAGCAGCCGCCAATAACGCGCCTTCTTCAAAAGACTTAATTCCATATCTCTTTGCTTGGTGCGTACCATTAGAAGAATCAATCTGGTTAAGAGTACAAGTCATACCATCCGCTAATAAATTCCATATTCTATCATCATCTTTTATCTCGACCAATAAATCATGTGCGGATATAATAGGCTTTCCAATTGCTTTAAATGTTTCAGCAATAAGATGCCAAACAGTTACAATAAGAAAGTCATCTTTGAGTACTTTATATTCATCGGCTTCAGCTGAGGTTATAAGAACACATAACACATCACCAAATCTTAATACGCCATACTCATAACGTATGTCTTCATTACTAAGAAGGTGAGCGCAAGCATGAACACTTGCAGAATAAATAACTCCTACATATTTTTCAGCTTCGTTGATTAAATCTTTCCACTCAGGATCCTCTCTGTATTTATCTATATCAGCACTTATTTGGTTACTTATTTCAAAATTTATACCTCTACTCCGACATAAATTTTTGAATGCCTCTTTAAGCTGAAAGTTTCCAGTCTTATACATAGGGTAACAACTATGTTCTCCGAGTAATTCTCTTGCTGCCTTAACAAATGGTTCTTGCGTTTCGACATTGTAGTCGATATCTGGTAGTGCTCTATTTTCAAGTAAACGAGCCGTAGATGCGAATCTATCAGGGAATATAGGAAGATTAATCTTGAATCTATCTAGCTGTGTCATTCCACAGATTTTATTTATATAGAATGATGCACATGATCCTCTTCCACCTCGAGTAAGAACTCCACCATACTTATTCACAGCAAGATCAACAAGTTTAGTATTGAGAAGAAAATAATCCGCAGTATGTATCTCATCATTGGTTTTTTCAATAATATCCATTTCATAACGGATACCATCTCTATACTTATTAAATTCTTCTCCTTCGATATGTTCATCCTTAACTATTTGTGAAAATCTATGGTTAACTATTTTTTTAAGTTTAGCAACACGTTCCGCAGGAGTAAGATCAGGATCTATTGTAGGCATCTTAATAGAATGATCAAGAGCTATCTCTTCTACTCCTGCGAGAATCATAGTGTTATCAATAGCTTCTTCTATTTGAGATTCTGAAAGAATTCCTTGTTGTTCAAAACGGCCAAACATGATATCATAATTGGGATAATCAAGTATAAATCCAGATTCTTCATCGTATTTCATTCCCTTTCCGCGTAATAATTCATCGCGCTGTATTCTTCCTTCATCATCTATATAATGAGAATCGTTCGCTGCGATTATCTTAAGACCATATTCTTTTTGAAAATCTAGAACTCTTTTATTAATCTCGATTTGTTTCGGATCAATATGATTTTGAACTTCTAGGAGAATATTATCCTTAAAATGGTTAAATAATGGGAGAAAAATATCATTGATTCCTTCTTCATCTCGAAGTATACCAGCCACACATGCCGTGGTAATATAAACATCATCGGGATCGAGGGTAAGCAAATGTGCTACATCTATCCTAGGTTTATAATAATATCCTTCTATATTTGCCATAGATGAAATATAATTACATTTCTTGCGCACCTCATTAGTCTTAGGGGTCACTATAATATGGTAATTGCGCCTATCTTTTAATTCAGGTCTCGCATCTTTAACAATATAGAACTCCGCAACTGGCAAACATTTAAGGTTATAAGTATCCGCCAAAGTACGACACTCAAAAATATCACCAAATGTTCCATGCTCACATGTGGAAAGATTAGTATGCCCGAGTTCTATTGCTCGCTCTGCATACTGACCATTACGTGTGGTAGAATCTATGGTGAATATATTAGATATATGAGAATGTTTATGATAATTATAATATTCTTTCATTGTCAATTACCTATTCTTGATATGCAAATTCTCTGAATAATTCTATTTCTTTACTTGCTCTGGCTTGACGGGCTTCTTCAATGGAATCAAAGGATCCTAAATAAATGGTTTCCCCATTATACATAATTCTTGCCATATACTTATTGCTGTTAGTTATTTTACTAACCCCTTTGATACCTAACTCATTATTCTTATTACACCCTCTATTTATACTATTTGTTTGCTTATCTGCTATTCGCAAATTACTTTTTCTATTATCGGCTCGATTATTATTTTTATGGTCAATAATACTTTCACTATCGGTAACACCCATTATTAATCTATGTAATCTGATTTTAGAGGAATTACTTTTAGTAGGAGAGATAATATATCCTTGATCATTTTCAATCCAACATAAATCTTTTATTAAATCATAATCTTCTTTGTCAAAATAAAAAGGAATATTAGTATTTGTAGTATATCCAATTCCGTATTCTTTTGACAAATCATATTTATTATACTTTCTTTTTGCTTTACTTATTCGATCTTTTTTATAACACCCACATGACTGAGTAGTTCCAGTGGTTAATTTACACGCAGAATATGGTTTAATGGTTCCACAATCACATAAACATACCCACTGAGAATCATTATGATCATTGTTAAAAGTTCTATATAACACTTTTAATCTACCATATCGCATCCCAGTTCTATCATAAAAATTACTGTTTGTCTTATCTGGTTTATATTCTGGGTATTTTTCTTTTATTTTATCTATATTGTTTTCCATATATACCTCTACTCATATCTAACAACAAAGATCTATTGGCGCGCATTACGCCAATAGATCACTATGAAGATGATAAACTGTATAATTCATTTTTGCTCCTTCCAGTTTATTTCATTACCTTGTGATATTTAGTATACTCTTTTTCTGTGGTTATGTCAAGCATAGCATCTTTACATCTTTCTCTATCGCGGGTATCATGAATGGTACGATTCTGCTTACACCATTCACACGATCCATTATTACGGCACGTACAGTCGATAGCCTTGGATCCACGGTATTGTTCACGATGTTCTTTGCCATGCTCAATTGCTTTATCTAAACTCATAACTCACCTCACCATTATTTTGATGGCGAATTATACCTTTTTAACCATTATTCTGATGGTTTAATTCAGCCAGTCTTTCATTAACAATATCTTCTATGGAAATAATATTTTTCTTTTCAGTGGGAATACATATAGAATAAGCTCTATTATCCTGATCATAAAAAGAAACTTTAATATCATGAATAGAAGTTACTTTATCATCAGTAGAAAATGTAATCTTATGTTTCATCAATCAATTGCCCCCACTAATTCCGTTACAAGATCTTCAAAACAATTAAAATTAATATCTTCAACTTCACACGACACAATCTTTTCGTCTAAATCAGGAAGGCTACCATCCTCACTCCAATATGCCTCCTGAAGTTCATTAGGAGTCATGCTCCAATCTCTTTTCTCTCCAGCCTCATTTATTGTAGTAAAATTAATCCTCACTTTTGAAATCCTCCATAAGCTTATTCCATCTATCACGCATCTCTTTGAATGTCTGACTCATATTCGCACTTACATTGTGATAGCCGTTACGCTTGATAACCTGAGCACGGATAACTCCACGTGCATACTTTCTGTTGTAAACGGGTGTAGGATTATAATCTTTTCTCATGTTCTTCTCCTTTTTAAAATGGTAATTATTCTTTCACTATTTTTTCACTATCTTTACACTGGGCTGCGCCCATTTCTGTCTTAAGTCTTAAATACATACGCTTATATCTACGTGCGGCTTTACGTGCTTTCTTAAGCTGATCAATGGTATCATTCATTATTTCTACGGCCTCAAGAATTTCTACGGTTTTAAATGGAAAGTCTTTGTCTTTAAAAGCACTACCACTACATGCTCTTATTATGATCATTGCATCTTCTCTAGTCATATATGACCTCCGTGTATAAGATCAAGCATCCATTGTGGAGTACTACCTATTGTCTCACCGTAATAAGAACCCAGAGCATGTGATAAGAAATAAACAAAAGCAACCAATATAAATATTATAAGTATATAATCAAATGCTCTTTTCATCTTCGTCCTCCTCTGGATCTCCAAGAGGAATACGATACTCAATTTCTGCCCCACAATTAGAGCAGTGGCAAATATGAACTATACCTTCGCCTTCATATCCCATATCTTCAAAATCAAAATCACTATCCCAGCTAACAGAATTAGTGCAGCAGTGAAAACATTGATATCCCATTATTCATTTTCTCCTTTCTCAATTACTTCCGTATATGTGCCATCTTCTATGTTGTAATAGGTTATTGGCAATAAAGGAGCGGTATAAGTTTGTACGTTTGGGGTTGGTTGGGGTTGATTAGTCGGAATGACTATTTGAAATCCCACCACTGGGGGTGGGATTATATCATCTGGTAGATCAAAGATTGCCTTATACGTTTTCATCTTTATCCTCTGCTTCTTCAGCATTAGACTCCATCATACGCTGGAACATCTTTTTAACGTAAAGCTTATGTGCATTGTTGTAGAAATATCTCTCAAAGTTAGGACGCTGCTGATGCGCTCTTGAACTTCTCTGCTTATGCTTACTTGCTGATGCCATAATTAATTCCTCCTTTTAATCCTGATTAAAGTTTGCTTACTCATGAGGAGCGTACCACTTTCTGCTTGAGGCCCATATTCATTTATATACCGCACCTAAAGTTATCTACGGCGCTTGTGTGCTCGTAACTTTAACCCGTCGGTTTGCGCTCACGGCCATCCGTGCGGTTAAGGGAACATCAGGAATCGAACCTGAGTCTTGCTCTCGTTGTTCTTAGGGTGCGCACCGCTGCTTTGCCACTAAGCTATATTCCCATATGACCTACTGTAGGAGGCGAATTCATCTTTGTTCCTATCTCTGTTTCGAAGATACGTGACTTACACGACTTACTCTTCTCTCGCCCATTTCGGTCAATATCTCGGGTAAGGATTCGCACCTTACATGATTGTTCAATAGCCGTAATGTGTTATCACTCCGTGTGTAACAATCTTTAGATAACTTTTCGCGTCTACATATTCCGCCACCGAGAAAATTCAACTAACTTTTGTCATTTCCACCCAAGCCACTTATCTTGGTCTTCTGCATGCATGATTTTCAGGTTCTGACTATCTGACCCGCTTTACAGACCTTTCTCCAAGGCTAACGTCTTTGGCTAGGATTTGCAACTCCGTTACCAATTAGTTGTTAGTTGAAAGCAGGGATATCAGGTGCTGCCCCTGAACCTCATGAGTCAAAGTCATGCTTGCTACTGTTACACTATATCCCCATATTTTGCGACAGCCGTTGACGTTTTCAAGCCTTCACACTGTCGCCGACAACACATAGGTTTTTATCTCTGTATGATGTGCTGCCTTTAGGACGAATAGTGGCAAACCCAAACCACTAAACCACCGAGATTCGCGACTCTCGTTCCACCGTACTTGCCTTACGATTTTCCTGAGGTCAGCAAAATCGTAAACGCTTCGGGCTTAGAAGTCTATTTATGGTCGCCCGAACGACCTAATAATACATTAACATATTTATGTCGTTTTGTCAAGAGGGTAGATCCATGAAAATGTTACTTTGTCAGGATAACTATTGTTAAACATTACGATAATCTTATGACCAAGAGCGTTAGCTAAATCTTGAATAGCTTCATCAGAAAAATCTTTTGAGTCTGCCTCAAGTCGTCTGTCCCACTCAGGCTTAACTGTGATATTCCACTCTTCAATACTGAGTGATTCTCGCATTCTGGCTCTCTCTTCTCTAATGTCATCATCTGCTACGACATAAACTACTTCGATATTTTCTGCACCATATAGTTTAATATAATTCTTGGCACCTTCTGGAGTAACAACTCCTACATAATCCTTACTCTTGTCTAACCATGGAGATCCATAGTACCATGTTTCTGGTGAATTGTTAATTAGTGTATCATATTTTCTCCACTCAGCTAATTGTTCGTGATCAAGCATTTCAAGAAAGCTTGCTGAAGAAACAAAATTATAATCAACTCCATCTACTTCACCTTCACGCATAGGACGTGTGGTATAAGAAATAATAGGATTAACACCTAATGCTACTTGCTTTTTTAAAAATGTATCCTTGCCAGCCCCAGATTTACCAATGTATAATGTGATCATCGTCAATTATCTCCTATTTCATTTAATATATCAAATGCTGACGGCGGGACTTGAACCCGCACGGAGTTTCCTCCAGAAGATTTTAAGTCTTCTATGTGCTACCAATTTCATCACGTCAGCTGGGCAGTTCCGATAAGGAAAGAATAACCCACCTTCATTACATTGTCTCGTCCACGGCTATGAGACCAACCTTTCTCGGCATTGTCATTCTCTCTGAGGCGTTCTGCTTACTCTCAGATCATTCGGGTATGACCCGACCTCATGTGTCGGTAAGGATTCGAACCTTACATAAAGACCTTTACTTCTATATAGCATTATATAGCCAAGGTTATCATCACTATATAATTATAGCGTTTACCCTTTCCGCCACGACACATAAAGATAGGCTGTTTCCTGCTTATCAAGATTTTCTCTCATTAGCGGGATCCCCACAGATTCTGTCTTGAATACACTAACTGGACATTTAACCGTTATGTCTAACAAACGGCACCTATAATAAGACCACTCGCATCCCACCATCTTGTTCTTATCTTATATTGTGGTGTAACGAATGTTATCCTTCCACTCTATAAAACAAGTCATATGCCAAAGCCTTGTCCGTCTTATTTATACCACATCATCCACTTTGCGGTAATTGGTGAGGCTGGAATCGAACCAGCATTTACTCGAAAAATATCTTTGTCGTTTGTAAGGCAACAGAAAAAGCCTCTTGCGTTGTACTACCATTGTACGACTCACCAACACCCCATGTGCTTTACAAAATTCAAAGTGATTCCAGCTGTGAACACTGAATTTTTAGACACGCTGCTCCAATCAAGGGGTATGACCAGCTTTCGTTCGCGGATTAGCTTGCGCCCGCCGAGTAGACATAGCATTTCAGCATTGCCATTCCTAGGATCTCGGATTAGGAACACGCCCAAAGTAGGATTCGAACCCACACGCTGGTTGATGAGACCAACGCCTTCCCAGTTTCGCATCACATTAAGTTATCACCTTACAAGTGTAGTAGCGACATTGTTTGGGCTTATTGGTTTTTAACCACATGGTACGTAGAACCATAACTACGCCATGCGAGGTTAGAAGTTCACGTTGTACTTCTCGATCTCTCTCATAACACACATTTCGCAGACATCTTTAATTGCCATTATCGTGGGCGGAGTGAGGTTGCGCAATGCTCTACAAGCTCTCCGTACGCCTATTTTCTGTTCTTAGGTTGAACTTATGTCTGTTTTATTAATCTTGTTGGTACAGACGAGAAGAAACCTCACCGCTACGTTCGACCCTGCCGTCCCGACATAACTTGTCAATTCAAGTATTACTGCGGTAGAAATTGTACGTGGCGTAGTCGAAGCGCCCTCAGTGCCTATAAGCCTTATGAGTCCGTTTACGTACAACACTAGGATATTACTATATTGCCTAGGAGCATTCTGTCAATATTTTTCATTATTGACCCGCCGCTCTAGCGTATAGTCTATTCTGCCACCTGACTACGAGGGAAGAGTTTATCATCCGCACACTCTTAAACGGGCTAGTCGCCACTACGATTTGAACGTAGATACTGACATTACAAGTGTCAAGTCTTACCATTAGACGATGACGGCAATTATTTATATTAGATTCCATTCTTCATCAGAATAAGAATTAATAATCGATTTCTTTCTTGGCAAATTATATCTATCGCACCATTTACGAATAGCATTATCCGACACATTAAACATTTTGCCAATTTGTAAAAATGGTTCTGTTCTTATAAGCTGTTTTAATTCTTCTCTAGTAATTTTTAGTTTCGATATTAATTTACTTTTTCTTTTTGACTCACAAAATCTGCACCTTATTGATCTACTTGAAATACCAACTCCACAATCTATACATGTGTTTATCGTTTTCTTTCTTCCAGTATATTTACCTCTATCTCGAACACTCTTATTATTCATATTTTTATATGTATCAGTTAAACTATGACAATTAGGACAAAGAACTTGTAAATTAGTTAATTTATTATTTTGATAATTACCATCCTTATGATGTATTTCTAAGGGATATGTTTGACTATATGGATTAATTTTTCCCCATCCACATAATTCACATTTATAGCCAACCTTATCCAATAAATAATTTCTTATAAAAGGTTTAATTCCCGTCCCAGAATATCCAGCATCTTTTCCATTTAACCATTGTTGTATTTTTATATTCTTTTTGTGTTCAATTTCATGTTGTTTACAACAATATTTTGTTTGTTCTTTTATTAATTCTTTATTGCAAACCAAACATTTCATAAAAATTCCTTCTTATAAAAAATTTATCTGTTATCACCGTCCAGCTCAATTGAATCCAATTGAGCCATGACGGCGTATACCGCAGAGAGTAATCGCTCTCTTTGGTATAAAGTAGAGCAACTATCTTTTATAGTCACCCTATCTTATGCTGGCTAATGCATGGCCGTCGCCACATTAGAACCAGTAATCAGTCAATCAACCGTTAGATGGAAGAGACCTATAACCCTACGGTTTGTTGCATTATTTAATCTTCACTTCCGCGCCCCCTCTAGGACTCGAACCTAGGACATCGCGGTTAACAGCCGCGTGTTCTACCGACTGAACTAAAGGGGCAGATAAAGAAAGGACAACCATAAAGGGTAACGACGGTGCGTTTCACGTTCTTTCTTTAATGGAAAAGGAAAAAGTTAACTATGATAAAATCAAGTTCAATAGTATAATATCATATCCGTACTACAATGTCAAGCGGTAATATAACTTTATTTTTTAGTGAATATTATTGATGTTAATGCATGTTCAACTTGCTTGCGTACATTTACTTTATCACTAACTTGTTTATTATCTTGGACATATCCTTTGTACTTCCCACATTTACAATGACACCCAGCTTTTCGTCTGGTGCAATTTTTACACGGAGAAATACTGGTGGACAGCCCACTACTTACCCTGATCAAAATAGCGAATCCTCGTCATTCTTGTCGGACTTTACAAATGTAGCACAGTAGTCTTTGTAATACTGACACTTATTGCTATGTCCGCACAATGCCGAGCAGAAATAACTATCCTTTGCTACATCCTTGGGTGGATAATTCTTTTCATCAGTACCACGATCTTTGTATGACTGAATCTGCGTAGTTACATAGTTAAGTGTTTCATCAATTACTTCCTGATTATAGTCGTAATATCTAACGTACTGTTCAACTTCAAACTGGTCTCTTAACTCCGTAGGAAGCCCATCAAGAGAGTTTTCTTCAACAGCCTTATCGATCATCATGTCCAGCTCAAACTCGTCGATATCAACCGCTACGGGAGGCTTAAGAAGGTATGGACGGATCTGTGCTACATAATTACGCCATTCACAAATCTTCTCTTTAATCTTACCATTCTTCTGCTTCCATCTGACTACACAATATTTTAACATTACCCATGCAAGTTTGTCAACCTTGTATCCTTCTTGTTCTAATGCTTGAGCATAAAGCACCAACTGTCTGCCAGCCTCAATAAGATGATCACCAACGAATTGCGAACTTGTTTTCCAGTCGTACACACTCACTGTTCCGTCGTCATTGATCTTAAGTAAGTCTATATAACCTTGTACATAATCATCGTCAGACACTTTATAGATAACCAACTGCTCTGTTTTAAACTTACCCTTGGGGGCTTTGAAATGTTTACAGAACTCTGTCATATTTTTAACCCAGTTATCACGAATACTGGATCCACCATTTCTATCCTTGGGAAAATCCATTCCGCTAATTTCAAGGTTATCTATACCGTCATTAAGATGTTCAATAAGTATATCTGTAGGTGTACCATTGTCAATAATGTCTTGAAGTGTATCGTGCATAATGGATCCAAGTGCAGCCCATACATTATTATTACCTCTGTCACCAAGAACGTATGTTATGTATGACGCATACGGACACTGGTTAAGACTATTAAGTCGAGAGATAGAATAAATATTTTTACCCTGATCCCTTAATGCTTTAAGTCGTTTATCCTCTACTCTCTCCACATTATTCTCCCTTCTTTATAATGCCGCGTGGCATATTGGTATTCTCGTATCTCATAATCCTATACTTGCTGGTGTCATATGAGTTATATCTAATCTGCAAAATCATCGCATCTGCCGATAGTCCAATAATATCTCCATAATAATTATCAGAAAGAATACTCTTTTCTATTTCAATAAGAGTCTTTAAGTCTCCCTTTTCTACCGCCTTTTCATAATCTTCTGCCATCTGGCGTAAATATGCTACCACAAGATTATAACAACCCTGATCACACATCTTCATTTTCTACCTCCATATAATATACACTATTTTTAAGTGCTTTATCAATAGAATCACCGTAATAAATTCTATTGATATTTTCATTGCCCATCATTTCTGAATAAGTTTCTGATTCCCATGGATTTTCTGGATAATAAACGCAAACTCTAGGTGCCTTACGCTTCTTAAAATCCTCTTTGCAAAAAGGAGAATTATAGTCATAATGCCAATCGTCACTGGGTTCAGTAACTATCATGTCGTAAGGATAAAAAACGTCTACCACCTTATCAACATAGTGACCATATACACGTCCAGCATTATGCTCATAAGGTGTGTCGTCCCAGTCATCGCCCCAGCTTTCCTTAATCTTCTTGGGATCCTTGGCGAGATAATACCTCACTGTGTTACCTTTGATATCTAAATCGATTATTTTATATTCAGTGTCTATTTTCATATTATCACTCCTATTATTATTTTGTCAAGTTATTTTTACCAGACAGTTTTTATACATCTGTTCAAACAAATATCTGCCATGATCAGAAGGACTATCTTTGCTACCATGATTCAAGTAATAACCATTCTTATCATAGATATAATACACATTATTTTTCATGATGTGATTATTTACTATTAATTTTTCAGCATCATATCGCATACTATCTTCATCAATACCTTCATCATAAGCCAGCACAATGTTTTTAGCACCAAAACTTTTTATGTAATGCGCCTGAGTGCTACTGATACAATGGCCACCTATCGCTGTAGCGATAGGGCAACCAAAGCTATACATTTGCTGAACGGATTTTTCCGCTTCTAATACCACAATAGTATTTTTAGATACTATGGAATGATAATTTATAGCATATCCATATACTATACTGGTCTTTGGATATGGAAGCGAAGCATAAAACCTTTCGTCTTTAGGGCAAAACGGATCATTACTTCTGTTCTTGCAGCCAACCAATTGCCCAGAATAATCATATATTGGTGTGGCTATTGAGTTATTTTCAAGATCCAGCCTGACTCCAAATAATTCTTGTGTCTGGAAGTCTACTCCATCTTTAAAATATTTCTGAGATAAACAGTCTGCTGGTGGCAGAGCTGACTCAGGATAATAAGTAAATGTTGGAATATAATTGCCTTCAGCATCTTTCCTTACTTGTTTATAAAATCCACCAAACGGAAGCTCGATCTTTATATTACTATCTCCGTCATATCCACTCCAACGTGCTATCCTTTTAAGAGCGGTGGGAAAGTTACAGTCTGTTTCGTCCATTACCAACGTAAACAAATTACCAGAATTGTTACGGGTCATCATCTTATAGCTTAAACTATCAAGCCACAATAATAACCCATTCTTATTATCTCCGCCTATACGACACATAGATAAATAATTTTGAGTTGGATGATACTTTATTGACTCGGTATCAATACCTATATGCTCAAGCACTTTAACAATCTCGTCCTCTTTATTGCGGAGATATTCTTTTAGGCTTGCAGCATCAATCAATGTTATCTTCACCCCTTAATGTATAATATAAATTTAATACCTCAAACAATCTATCTATTTCAGCTTTGGTTGTATCATTGCCGATACTAATACGAATAGATGATTCAGCTTGCTCAGTGGTACAACCAATTGCAAGTAGAACATGTGAAGGTTTGTCGTCATGTGAATGACATGCGCTACCAGATGATATATAAACATCGTTCTGAGATAAGAACTCTACTACTTCTTCTCCACGAGTTCCCATCAGACATACGTTAACAATGCCAGCGTAATGATTATTTGATGTGAAGTTAAAACTATATGAAAAACCACATGACTCAAACTTCTCAATACAATAATCACTAATCTCTTGAATATGTGTTGTATTACGCTTAAGATCCTTTGTAGCCTGAGTTAATGCTGCGGCCATAGCCACAATGCCACCAACATTCTCTGTGCCAGATCGAAAGCCGTTCTCCTGACCGCCACCAAATGTAAGCGAAGGGATATGTGTACCCTTGCGTATATATATAAAACCTACACCTTTGGGTGCACCAAACTTATGTCCGCTGGCAGTAAGAATATTTACGTCCAGCTCTCTTACATCAATAGGAATATGTCCTATGGCCTGAGTAGCATCTGTATGAATAATACCCTTATGTCTTTTAACCTTCTTGGCGATGTCATGCATGGGCTGGATATATCCAATTTCATTATTGATTAGCATTATTGACACGAAATCATTAAAGTCCAATGCACTTTCTAATTCCTGAAGATCTATACTGCCATCGTATTTTACATCAAGTACATAGCAATTGTCAGAATATTTATCTACAAGATTCATAACAGAAGGATGTTCAATATTTGTAGTGATAAACCTACCACTAACTGTCTTTATGCCACCCTGAATAGCAATATTGTTGCCCTCAGTAGATCCGCTAGTGAAATAAATTTCCTCAGGCAGAGCACCTATACAAGACGCAATATCCGCACGTGCCTTTTCCACTGCTTCTCTAACTTCTCTGGCTCCCGCATAAGCGGAAGAGGGATTGTAAAATGTATTCAAGTATTTAATTACCGCATCTTTGGCGGGCTGTATTACTGGCGTGGTTGCCGCATAATCAAGATAAACAGTTTTCATATTAAACATCCTTTCGTTTTGATAATAGAATTATACTGCCTATAAATTATTTTGTCAAGTTATCTGCCACGTGAGAAGTTGTCGAATGTTACATCTATCCAGCCAACTTCTTTCATGCGCATAAATGCCATATCAAACTGTACACATATCTGAGGTGATACTTCACCAGATCTATTCTTAGGCACGAAGATTATTATGTAATGCTTCTCAGGATCGAGATCCAATAATACCTTAACCTTCTTGCCGTCCTCTGTAGTGCGATAGTTGTACGGATGCAAGTCCTCATACTCATTATTAAATACTGGACGGAACATGATACATGCATGGCACGTCTCTGCTATACCTCTTGATTTACCTATTGAACTTAGGTCAAGATACTTTCTAGTCAAAGAATCGGGTGCCAACTGGAACGTACATACCAATGCAACCTTAGTCTTCTTTGCCATCTGGAACAATGTCTCTGCACAAGCGGAGAACTCTGCCCACGCTCTTTCAGATGCTCCGTCTGCGGGCTTAAGTACGTCATAGATTACTATAGGATATCCGATCTTGGAATACTTGGTAATAATCTTACGCACCGCAGCCGTGCTATAATCCTGAAGCTCAACAAATCTTACGTGTCCCTTAAGACTCTTTAACCATTCGCCAGCCTTTTTAAGTTCTGCTTTCTGCTCAGGTGTAAAGTGTCCAAGCCCTATCTTCTTTCTGTTGAGGCCGCAGCCTTTAAAGTCAGGATTATTAAACAGTGCATAAGTAAGAAGTAATTGTCTATACTCTTTGCAAGTCTGCTCATTACTGATAACAAGTACGTTACGACCTTCTTCAAGATTCTTCATGATGATGATAGGTACAGAACCACTCGTCTTTCCTTGGCCGATAGGCGCACCAAGAAGTGTCATTGTACCAGCATGTAAACCACCCAGCATATAGTTAAGAGTGTTAAGTCCAAGAGGATATCCTTGCTGTGCGCCAGTGTCAAGTTCGTCAACAAAGTTATCCATATCTTCATTAACATCTTCAGAATGGATCTTATCCACTCCTGCAACCATACTATCACTAATCTGGTACTCAATATAGTCATAGCATTCTTCAGCAGTCATACGCTGATATTTATCTATATCACGGAGGACATCAAATCCTTTAAGATATAACTTGGCAAGGAAGTTATTCTTGGCAAGTCTATCATAGTAGGTGTCAACATTGGCTTCATTAACCAGCCCCACCATTTCATGAAGCGTGGCAAGCCCACCATATTCATCAAACTTTTTCTTTGCCGTCTTCTTATCGGATAGGTAGGTTACTATTGCCATATCGTCAAAAGCATCGTAGCCAGCCTTTTCAAGTCCTAATGCAAGCCCATAATAGAATTGACCAGCATCTGTAATGATGTCGTCTCCAGTTGTAATCTTTTCCTTGTAGAGCCCAATTAAATCGGGATCCTTATAAAGACTGATAATAAAATTACATTCAGTCTCTTGTCTGCCCTCGATCAACTGATCGGGTAACTCTTTGATATTTATCATTTTCTACCTCACAAAAACTTTGATATATCGTGGATCTCTCCACTGTTTACTGGTGTTATACTTGATTCCACCTCTTCAGAAGTTATTGCATTATTCGAAACGTGTTGAAGTCTTTTCTCTTTATCGATTTTCTTTTTGATATCATTGATACTGTTAGTTATGATAGCCATTATATAAGATACTCTATTATACTCTGAGGCAAAATCTTTATGACTAATAGAATAAACCATATCAGATCGCTTGCTGATAATAGTCTGTAGAACAACGTCGTAGCCATAGTACTCATACTCTTTAAGTTTCTTAGCTACAATTGTAGGGAACTTTTGACCCTCATGATACCCCAGAATGTTCCCTAATTCTTCGAGGCACCGCTGACGATACATCTTCTCGTCCAACAAATGCTTAAAGGCCTCTTCTGATGAATAATATTTACCATTAGAGGCCTTGTATGCATTAGTTGAGGGGACGAGTTCGCCAGTGTCTTGACATTTAACTGTTCTCATCCCCTAATCTCCTTACTTCTTCTTTACTAAATCTCTATTCACAAGTGAAATGGTAATGCTTCTGTCTTCTTCTACAATGGTGGAGAACACATCTCTTCCCAACACACCATATGTTACATCATCCTTGGTGCCTTTGTCAACAAGAATATTTTCTCCGTCCTTAAGTGTAATCTTCTGATCCTTCGCTCTCAATACTTTCAGCTGTTCGTCCAGTTTCATCTGTGTTTTCTCCTTTGTCTATTTTAAATCCCCAACTCATGTTATAACCTATAGCTTTAATTGCTTCTTTATAGGTCTTGAGTTCTTCAGGTGTTTTTATTCGAGTCATCACGACTCCGCTCTCTATTGTTGCGGAGATCCCGCGAGCTGACAGTTTTTCAACTGCCAACTCTTTTGCGGTTTTCTCTCGCACATAAACCTTAGGCTCTTCCACCTTAGGTTCTACCATTTTCTTTCTGGCCATTATGCTACTCCAAGAATTTTCGCTGCTTCCTCAAGCATTTCAAGGGTGAATGCATCCTTATCCTTAAAGTTCTTGAGTCCATTATCCTTTAAGAATGTAATAATCTTAGCCTTGGTATCACCATCCATGCTGAGTGCTGCATCCTTAATCTTCTCATAAAGTTCATCAGACTTTTCAGCATTAGCTTCGGCAGACTTCTTCTTCTCAGAATACTCCTTGGCTGCTTCTTCCTTAGCCTTTTCTCTAGCCTTAGCTTCCTTCTTAATCTCGGCATCGGACATACCGCCCTTGTGCTTTTCCTTGTCGATAGCATCCTGCATAGCATTAACAAATTCATCTGCATCAAAAGGAATTCTATCAACAATATCAGCGAAACGAGATCCTGAATCAACAGAATAAGTATCGTCTCTGAAAGAAATTACACGGCTCTCCTTGACAGCCTTGTTAATCTCAATATCCTTTTTGGTAACAATGTTCTGTCTACCAGTCTTCTCTTTAACGATCTCTCTGTCGATATAAGCAAGAGCAACAAAGTGCATCTTATTCTTAACAACATTGAAATATCTCTGAGTGGTGTCGGCGGTCAGTTTAGAGAAGGTCTCCTGAGTAACTGGATCTGTGATATCACTTCTCTTTACGTGGCCGATAATGATAGAATTAACGCCAACCTTCTTGAGTTCATAGATCGCATCCAGAATAAGATTAGCTGCGTAATCCTGACCCTTACCAAAGCCACCCCACGCACCATTAATGGTGTCTGTTTTCTTCTCAGGGTGAGCCTTGTTGTACTGACGCACAGACTCATTCTCTGCAAGAATAATAAGTTCATCAAAGGTGTCGAAGATAACGGTTTTCAGATTCTTATAATCTGATTCCTTGTTTTCTACGATGTCGTCCACTACTTCTGAAAGCTTTGCCCAGTCTTCGATATGCTCAGACACAATGCCCTCAATAGCAGCGGCTCCTTCCTCACGACCAATATCAAGATGAATGTATCCATCGTCGCCAACAAGCTTTTCACACATCTGCTTGGCAATAGTGGTCTTTCCGATCTTGGACTCACCAAGGATACAGATATTGTAGTCGAGAGGGTTAGTACTAATTTCTACTTTCTTTCCAAACTTACCCATATTATTACTCCTTTTCATCCAGCGGGGCAAAGTGCCCCGCATTTATAATTAGTTAAACAGATCAAGATCATCGTCATCATCAGATTCTTCTTCCTCAGCCTTTGCCTTAGCCTTGGTAGGCTTCTTCTCTTCAGGCTTATTCATGAAAGCGTCATCTTCAGACTCTGCCATAGCAGGGACATAAATCTCGTCCTCAAATTCGTTGATAGTATCATCAAGAACTACGCAACCATCTGCGTACTCGTCTCTCATATCAAAATCAACGAGCTTATATTCGATCTTTCTGTCGCCATAAATCTTACCCTTGGGCTTGAAATCATCGAGAGTCTTGAAGCCGAGCTCAATAGCGGTGCGCTGATTCTCGGTAAGCTCCTTCTCGTCGAAGGCAATTTCTTCAGCGCCATTAGTATAAGAGATAATTGCACTAGTCTTGTAAACCTTCTTAGCCTTAAGATTATTTACAATAACACCATCCTCATACTTAAGTCCGATCTGTGCAAGACGGAAGTTGGCAAGAGCAACATGCTTATCGTTCTCAAAGTCAAGCTTGCTGCAGTCAAATACCAGCTGACGAGCAACATACATCTGCTTCTTTTCAGTGGCTACATACTCCTTGGTGTAACCATTGATGTAGAGCTTATGCTCGTTCTTCCAGTCTGCGGTATCAATACTATCCTTAGTAAAGAAATATTCACCCATGATGTTGAGACCAGTCTTGGCATTGTCATCTGCGGTGTAGATACTCTGCACTACAAATCTATCACGAGCGTTACCATTATAGAAGTCCTTATTAACCTGACCAGTTACAACAACCTTCTTCTTGTCGAGTTCAAAGATATGATCCTTAATGAACTCAGCAACGTCGAGATCAGCAATAAACTCCTTTCTGCCATCCTCGGTGAAGTTCATAACATTCTTCTGGCGTACAGTCTTGAGTACACCCTCGTCATTACGATCTTCCCAGTCGATCTCAATCTTATTATTATTGTTATCATAAGTCTTAATGGTATCTCTTTCCATACCAAAGACTTCAACGTATCCCCTATTATTAGGAGATGAGGCTACAGAGAACGTAATACTTGTATAAGGATTACCGTTCTTGGATTTGCCGCTGCGATCAAAGTAGCCCTTCTTGTCCGCATCGGTTACTGCATTAGCATTACCAGTGAATTTGAATCTCATTCTTTTTTGTCCTTTCTATTCTTAATTATTGTTAATATATCGCACCCATTAGGGCGTCTGATATAATACTACCACAATGATTAATCTATGTCAAGTACCTCTTTAAAAAATTTTTATCCGTACCTCACATAGATTATATTATCATAGGTCATCATATTTGTCAATAGGGGGGGTGAAACTGCCAGATCAAGTTCTGAACGAAAAATAGTTCTGTTTATCTATACTTCCTCATTCAGCATTTATTAATTATGTTACATCTTATAGATTATATACTGTTTACTCTCATGTTTATTAAGTTCTTATTCTGTTTATCTGGAGATCACAGTATAGCATATTCTGTTGTAATTAGATAATATCATATCTTCAGAGCCAATGCAAGTCCTTTTTTAAAATTTGTCAAGTATACCCCCGAAGGGATCCTCGGGGGTAGTAATTTAATCTTTCTTTGTCTTCTTTTTAAATATTGATTTGCCTCGTCCGTCGCAAAACCAACCATGAAACCATGGTGTGTTAAAACCTTTCTTTGACAACATACACTTAAACAAATCTTTGCCGTTGCAAGCGGGTTTACAATAAACACATTCTTCACACGTCCGCATATTTAATTCCTTTCTTACGCAATTCTTACAAAAAATGAAAAGGACTATTACTTGTCCTTTTCTATCTTTACAATATTAACTTTGTATCCATCTTCTGTTTCAACTGAAGACGTCATTACATTGTCAACCATATTGTAAACCATTCTAACCAGAATCTCAGGCAAATCATAATATTGAGTCACTTTATTATTTTTCTCAATATATAAATTAATCATTATAATTTCTCCTTTTTGTGAAAAGTATCTATTGAGAAAGATCCTGACAATGGACGCATATCTTTTTGCGCCCAGTTTGCAGGGTTAGTAGCGTACTCCACTATCTCTGCTTCCTTCTCTGTTAAATAAATATATCCGTCAGACCAGTCTTCAGCGGACAGCGCCACTGGATACCAATACCTCTTTTCCATCCTTATATTCCTCTTCCCACCATTCATGCGAACAACAATGCCTATCTACGTTACCTCTGTGATATTTACATTCCTCGCAGTATGCTCCACAAGGAACTGGGCCAGTAGAAAGGTCAGGCTCAAAACCAAATGTTTCGATAAACTTATTTAGGTTCGTCATTTATTTCTCCTTCTTTGCAATAATGTATTGCTCAAGCCTATTCTTTTCTTTAATGGCTTTAATGGCAGTCTCAAGCGCATACAACAGATCGTAATCACCATCCTTATATGCATTGTGTTGTGCCTGATCTAAAACTTCTAAGGCTTTCTCGTCCGTCATGTCTACTCCTTATTGTATCTGTGTTAATTTAGGTTTACTGTTTGAGTAACTTGAATATGCACTACCACATTTAAAAACTACTTCATCATATTCTTCAGAGTCTAAACCATATATCTCTATGTACTCCCATTGTTTACAGTAAAAAATAATCACATCGTTTTCATCAAAAATTATATCACAAGTCTCTTCTATGCTTGACGGACTGTGATATATTTTAATACCCATGGGGAATGATCCTCTAAGAAATTCAATAACTTTCTCTTTCATAGTATTCCCCTCTCTTTGAGCAATATGATTATATCTTTCCAGATATCACACGCTCCGTCTTTATAGTAATCTCTGTCGATAACGTGATCGTCTTTTTGCGTGTAGCGATCCCTAATCTTCTGAAGATCCTCCATTAGTTCTGCGTTCATTACGAATCCTCCACATTTTTATTCTTTTTATGTTTATTAATTATCCTACTTATCCTTGTTAAACTAGGGGCTTCCGCATTTTCATAACAGTCAACCCAGTAATTAGCTATTTCAAGCAATATCTGGTCGAGCATCTTGTCCATTTCATCATCGTTTGTCATGTTCATTTTGAATCCCCCTTTCTATATTATTCTTTACCTTTTATTATACACCAAAAAGGATCCGATGTCAAGTGATCAGTAGAATGTTTCCGTTCCCAACATACAGTTACACACGCCGTTTCCACCATTAGATGGATGATTACTACAATGCTTACAAGCATCAGGAATATTTTCCATTTGTGGCTGCACAGTTAATACTGGTGCGAAACTACTATTGGAAATGATCTGTTCGTATGCGTAACATTTTGCTTCTAATTCTGCGATGCGTTTAGAATCATCTAATTGTGTTGAAGCCCAGTCATAAACTACTTTTGCTATCGCTGCACGTTCTTCATTTGCTGTAGATGAATACTTATTAACAATAGTAGATGTGCCATTTTTGTATGTATAATTGGCATTGCATATATTATCTATTAACTTATCTAAATCCTTCATATTATTCTCCTTTACTATTCTCCTGCAAAGGTTTGGGTGTAAAGTATGGCATATACGCTACAATATTATCCAGATCCTCAGAGAAAGCTCTGAAGCCGTCACTGTCACACCAGTATTTGTGATAGTTATCCCATGCAATTGTGTCAACCCAAACCGTATCTTTTGCATTCTTCGTAACCCAGTAGCATCCTCTCTTTGGTATTTCTTCTACACTTGATACTGGGATCCATTCTTCATTTAACGGGCAATAGTCAGCTCTCTTATCAGTGAATGTTTCAAAGTCCATTTGTCTTCCAGCTATTGTGCAATACATACAGTCGTAACATGCAAAACAGTCCGAACATGTCTCAGGCATTTCAATATTAATTCTGATCATGTCCACCTTCCCTCTCCGCGCAATAGGGTGCTTTCCACCAGTCAAGATCAAAGTGAGTAACAAATTCATTACCATCTGAACACATTGTATATATGGTCATAACATCACGAAGCTCGTTGGATATTGCCATATTTGGAAACATAATTCTAATTATATCTCCGTTAGTTAGATTATCAGAAATAATTGTACCATTCATTATATGTTTCATAGCACTATTTCCGATCCCTGAAGATGTAGCATCTTTAAACATATGAAATTCACTATCAGGAATGTCAACCAATACTTTCATTTTACTCTCCTTATATCTGCTCATATATTTGCCTCCTCGAATATTTGTAACATTCTAATGTACGAAAGGGAGACCCATTTTATATTAGTTGTCTCATGATTTTTATATTTAATTCTAATAAAACGATCATCGTAATCGTACCATATTACATTTCTGATCTTCATGATGCTGCGTTTATCGTCGTTTAATTCAATGATTATAATCATTTCATTGTTCATGATGTTTCTCCCAGTCATAAAGCAGTCCTTCAATATAGTCTCCCCAAGGAACAGCGTTGGCATATTTTTGAATCCAGTCAATAGGAATTCCATCATAGCTTGACATAACTTCTATACTGTCCGCCAAGACAACATAGTTTCCGTCGTCGTCTCGATACACTTTTTTAAGCAATTCTTCTTTGTTTACATAACCACTCATATTAATTTCCTCTTCTTAAATCCACCAGAGAATGATCCTTATAAGGATGGATAGTGTTTACATCTTCTTCGCGTATACATAATTCTCCGCTGTTAGTCTTAATGATAATATGTTTACCATCTTCGGCATCACGCGCACACACTACTGTTCCGTTCACCGTAACAATATCACCAGCCTTAATCTCCATAGATACCTCCAGTAAATTCGCGATCAACTAATTGAATTAGCTTTCTCAGATCCGTCAAGGTTTTGGGTTCTCCACCGCACATAAAATATACCCAGCTGGAATCGTCGCAATATTTGCGCCACTTCTTGGCTTTACGTTTATTCATATGTTTAGGTCGCAGCATTATCTTTCCTCCATATATGTATCAAGTAACTTGGTGTAATGACTATTAAGCACCTTATAGTCAGTCTGCATCTTAAAAATCTCACACTGAAGTCTTTTTATTTCGTCTTTAAGTTCTTCGTTCTCGGCACGTAATTTATTTGTTACTGCCACTACTGCAGCCATATCCATTTACTCACCTCTCTCTTGCCGCATCATAAAGCAGACAAGCATAAAGAAACCAGTGAATACTTGTGGTTATAATGTTCGCAATAGCCAAAACCGTGCGTCCTTGTATAATTGATATTGGAATCATCATACAACAAAACACAGCGATTCCTGATAATGCTATAGCACCAATTAGTTTTAACCATTTACTCATCATATAACACCTCCTAAAAAAAAAAAATAATAAGGTTACCTTTACCGATAACCTTATTATATCTTACTTATGTAATATTGTCAAGCAGGAATTCTCTTTGCTCTGAGAAGGGATCCATCGGGAAGCTGGATCTTTGTGTCGCCACAATAGATGTTTGCCCAGTTAACATGAAGTCTATACTGATAATCCTTAGGATCTCTTGCTCCAAAGGCGGGCTTGAATACACAATTCAGAATAATACCAGAATTAGTTTCGCCCATATACTCGACGTACTGTAATCTCTTTGTGGCCTTAAGAGGCTCAACAAAAACATCACTGGAAATCTTTACTCTGGTACCAATTTCAAGTCCACTGTTCTTCCACTTCTTGTTCATTTTACATTCCTCCATCATCTGTTGAACTGTAAGGTGGCATACTTGCCACTACGTTTGTAGAGTCTCCCAAGCACATATTGTATCCGTTCATCATATCAGGGTTGGGAAACCTTGCAGGATCATAATATGCCAATTCGTTTAATTTGTCAAGTGTTTTTCTTTTATCAATGCAATTGTAATAATCGATCTCCATTAAAAGCTTGATAGCCTCATGAATAGCGATATCAAAAAGGGGATCGGTAATGGGGTAGGTGTCTACCATTAACTGTAGTGTGTTAATAACTTCTTCTCTTGTCATTTGTTTACTCCTTATCCATATTTTTAAAAACTTTACTAAGTGCTTCCTCCCACTGTTTGGTTAGATTCTCGGCGTCCTCTTTGCTTACACCAGAACTAATCATAAGTGCTTCCATTATAGATTTGTTTTCTGCATGTAGTAGATAAATTGCACTACATATGTTTTCAAGTATTCCTCTGCTCATTGAATCTCCTTTATCTCTGTATTTTGTTCCGTAAGTATTCTATATATCATTTCCGCTTGCGTACCAGCAGCGGCTTTTAACATAGTTAAGGTTCCGTCTCCATTGTGCCGCATTATTACACAGACACAATCGTCTTTACCCCCTCCATCAAAAGATATACTAAACGTTTCGTAATCCTTTAGTATCATGGTTGTCCTCTCTTGGTTCGTATACGTATATTCCTTGGCTATTACGTCGTACTTGTGGTGGATCTGGATGGTCAATGTCTTGTTTTGGTCGCTTCGTTATGCCAAGCGTATCATCTATAATCTTTTCCATTTCATCAAAGAATGATCCTTCTTCAACCAACATTGGTGTATCTCCATTACTAATCTGAATAACTTTATCGCCAACGTAAAACTTAACGTCTCTTGCTATAAAAGTAGGCTTCTTCATATATCATTATTCTCCGTCCATGTAATATCACATTCGTTACAATGTAGTTCGATTTGTTCCATGTAATAATATTGTAGCATTTTACCATTTATAAAACGTAGTTCGCCTTTTATAATGGGAAAGGCTGTATTATTTGATCGGCAGTTCTTATCACATATAGGACAATGATACTTCTTTTTGGGATCCATGTCAAGCCTCCTTGAACACACACCAGTAATCACATTTTGCTACGTCCCGATGATAATAGTATATCCATATTTCATCAGGGCTTGGTTTGACATAAAATAGTCTGCCCTTCATACCACGTTGTTTAAATAACTTTGCAGCAAACTTATCTACGTCAGCCTGACTCATACCCCAGATGCCTTCGCCCCATATGTCAACCCACACTTCACGGGTCAACTGAGCTTCACTTCCGTTCCATTCTATCCACGTGTTACATGGATCACCGCAACAACGCTCACATTTATTACACTCGGGCGGATCGCTATCGTACCAGTGACATGTAATCTGCACGGCATGGTATTTGCGTAGGATCCGCTCAATAGAAAAATCTACTGGCCTTAGATCTTCGTTCTCTGCCGCTATTAACCTACGGTCAAAATCTGTAAGCATGATACCTCCTTACTAATTAATGGGTCAAGACTACCCTGACCCATTAATATCATATCATTTATCTTTTATTATGTCAAGTCTTTCCCAGACATCTTCTTCGTCAATGATATATTCTATTTCTCGACCACGTAATCCACGCTGACCTTCCGTTTCGCCAATAAAACTAAACTTGGTACCGTTGAACAGTGTGAGTGTTAAGGGGTTCTTTGTTGCAGAGATCCATATCTTTGGTATCTTCTGAAACCTTTCCCACGTCTGAACGGCTCGCCTATAAGTTGGCGATATAATTATTATATTTTTCATTATGCTTCTCCGTCATCTTCAAACTCTGCGAGTAAAAGGTTCCCATACTGGACAATACTACTAATAGCATCTGCCTGATGTTTTCTTTCCATGGCGCCTTGCGCGTCGCCAATGTGCGCTGCATATTTAGAATTTTCATAATCACATTTCGCTAAATTATAAGCGTAATCGATTATCATTTCAACCATCTTACGAGGGACAACTTCGACATCTTTTGAAGCAGCATAATCAGATACAGATCCGTGCTTGATGTCATCATAAATGTCATCAATTGTTACTTTACTCACTACTCAGCCTCCTTATCAATATAAGTTTTAGCCTCTTCTTCTGTTGCAAAATCTTTCCAGCTACATGTATTGTGATCCCGCACCACGCGATAAATATAGTAGGAATGTGCGGTTCCCTTGATATGAATTTTTTCTATATTCTTACCATGGTACGGAATGTAGGTTGTTGTTACATTGGCCATTATAGTACCTCCTCAATTGGAGCATCGCTTTCTGCTAGATCTACCGCATTTCTCACGGCTGAAAGCAAACACTCCAACTTCTTCTTACCCTCGTCTGATAGATATTCCTCAATGCATTCCGCACACATTTCGTACCCGTCAAGGTAGGTTTTCTGTTCGCTTTTAGTTCGTAACATCATACTTCCTCACTTTCTGCCTTACAAATCACATAAGATTGCAATAACTGTATATTCTGTGCAATACTATCCCGAATAGATTGAAACACACATGCATCTATATGTTGATTGTTATTACATAGTCTTTCCATTTCTGCCCCTGCGTGTATTCTTGCCGTTTCTAAAGTATCAAGCAGATTTCGTACATCATAAGCGTTCATTCCTTATTCCTCGCTTCTGCCTTATCCGCTTCTATGATTGTTGGTGCTTTATTAAATGCATCGTGTATCAGTCGTATTGCTGTTTCTGCTGTCATCCCCCATTCAGCATCGCTTTGTTCAATAGGCCTAACTATCTGATATATACTATCCGCATCTATTAACCTACCATGTCCTTTAGGAAGTGGAATACCATTCTTAACCGCATTAAAAAGTTCTCCGCCCGTATCAGGGAAGTATATATGCCCCTGACATTCTTCGTATACATCTTTGGATATATCAATTACCACCTTCATTTGCTTACTGCCTTTCTGATTAATAAAGAGAAGTGGATCTCACTTCTCTTGTATATTATCATTGATACGTTGTTTTGTCAAGTTAATGTCCAAAATACAGTAGGAATTTATATATTGACTTATTGAGTTCCGTATCTTTCAGTTCCCTTATCTTGTTATTATTTGAAACATATACGTTGATTTCTTCTTTAATCAATTCGTCTGAGCTCAGCTCTGGATACAAAGATATCAAGGTCATAGCATCATCGCTAGGAGCCACTTCGTAAATAATATCCTTCTCGTATTCCATATACTTAGCAACTGTACTGCTGACTCGCTCCTCAATGATCGCGTTCTCTTCTTGATACATAGCAATCTTATTTGGTATCACATAAGCGACGTTAAACAAATTACCAAGTAATATAATTATGCCGCCGATACATACTAAATCTATAACGATCATTACGCAAAGTGAATCGTCATAATCTAATTCACGATTATTGGCGCAAACCATTGCAATTGTTACAATGATGAATACAATAAATAATAAAGTTATCATAATTACGATACCTCTCTTTCACTCCAGATCTTTGCTCCGCAACATCCACACTTAACGTATGGATTATGTTCGTCGCCATCTAATAGCCCGCCACAGTTTGGACAATTTGTTTTATGGATATAAATTATATCATGATGATAAGGTTCACAAGTAGTTATGGTGTCATAAATTACTGGCTTATAACCTATATAAGAGCCTTCTAAAGCTGACATAAGTTTATTGTGTTGATCTAATGCATCAGATATATTTACTGATGTATTTTCTATCAGGCTCCTCATAGTTTCTGTTGGATCACCAAATAATTTATTCATCGTCTTTCTCCCTTACTCTTCATCTTCCGTAATGGTCTCAACTTCAATAGTGCTTGCATCGACATCATAGAGACAGTTTGCTATAAACTTATCTATTGCTTCTTCTTCAGAATTTGCATATACATTGTCGTCATAAACGACCATTGCTGATACGTAATATTCTTTCATTTTATTCTCCTTTTGTAAACCATTTCACCAAGCCAGTGAAAATGTACTTAATCATGAATATTTCAAATGTAAACCATTTTAGTTTACATTAAAATAATTCCTCCCTTGCTCTGTACGCAGCCACTTTATCACACGCTATCTTGCGGCACTGGGCTTCGCTTCTGTTGTTGGCAACTATCACTATGCTATATCCCCCTTTGTCTGCGTAAATATCTCCGTCATCACGCCACTGAAGTCTTAATTTAGGATTATCTTCTTCTTTGAGGTGACCCTTTTTATCAAAGAGATACAAATATCCGACTCGATCCCTATCTCTTTGCATATTGATAACGCATTCAGTGGTGTCCCATTCTTCATATTCATACACGCCCCCATAATAGCTGTCGTATTTGTTGTGCAGATCACAGTATTTTTCAGCCGTATCCTGATCCTCAAATATCGCATCCACAGTATAGTCACTGTACTCGCCATGGTGTACTAAATATACTTTCATTTCCACACTTCCTTTCCGCAACAAGGGCATTTACATATATAGGTTCCTTCGCCCCTTTGCTGAGCCATCTGGGGTGCGTATCCCCACTCGCCTTTTTCTGCCTTAAATATGCAACCACATCGGTCGCACTCAAACTGTACAATATTTTTTGCCTTGTCAGGATCTCCTCGTTTAATTATTTTCATTTCATTTCTCTCCTTGCCATAAGATACGCAATGTGAACGTTATGATCATTCATACAATCTGCAAGCTGCTTTGCATGTTCAAAAGACCACACTTCATCAATACACACACTTCCGTTCCAGTTGCATTTAGCATTAAGATAGATATATATTTCCTGCGCTTTCCTTAATTTACTCATATATTTTCTCCTCATCTTTTGTAAGTGAATTATATATTTGAAACAAAATTTTGTCAAGCATTAGTCATTTAATTTCCGTCCTTCTTCATACAATATCTTAATATCTCCTTGGAAATATTCGAGCCATGTATGTGGTTTATGATAATCTGCTAATAATTCAATACACTTATTCGGAGAAGTTGCGCCAATATTTATCTCACATTTGTCACAGTGTAGATGAAACGGCGTATGACCCCACTCGTCAAAGCAGAAATGCATTTCCTCACCACAATTAGGACATGATATTATAGACTCCATCTAATGTCTACCTCCAGTATAATATTCGACGCTTTCTCTTCCTTCGGCAAATCCTTCTTTATAGGCTCTTTCTATCTTATTAAGCACTTCAATTTCTCTTGGATTCGTGGGGATTCTTTCAGCCAATACAAAGGTAAATTTATATTCAACAGTCTTTTCTCCGCCAACTTGATCAGAGGGGAAGACATCTATTCGACCAGCTGGCACTACATATGGTTTTCCGTTCTTAATGGTTCCGTCATCATCATAAAGAGTTATTTCTGCGTACATATTAATCTTCTCCTTTTTCTATCAATAGAACTGCTATCTCTTTTCTACTGCTGCTTGTCGGATCTGTAACAAGCGTTCTTCCTGATATCTCCTGCGCGTAATCTCTTACGGCATCTTCAAGGGTTTTTCCACTGCCGAATTTGCCTATTAAAAAATCGCCATCCTTTATGTATGCAAAGTTTTTAAAACATACCCCTACTTCATTGTCGGGCAACTTCCAAACTTCCAAGTGATCAATCTTTATTAAATCTTCTAACAGTTTCATTTTTATTACTACCCCCTAAACGATGTCTTTGTATCAAATCCGTGCATAATTATCTTGTCGTCGTTGGTTGCGCCCAGTGGTTCTGTTCGCTCAGCCTCACTCTTAAGTAACGAGAAGTGCTCCTCAATGGCAACAAAAATTTCCATAGGTTCAATTATACTGGATATGCCGCAAGCCTTAAGAAGTGGGGGCTGATACTGTTCGACATATTTCTGCGCGGTATAGTCCCACTTTTTGCAGTATGCGTCACATATTGTGGAATAGTTATAATCGTTAATTCGAATCGTTTCTTTAATTTCGTCCATGTACTTAATAGCAGCCTCTTCGGCTACTTCACCTGAATATATATCGGGATATATTTTCCACATAGGAAGTGTGATAACGTCGAGGGAAATCAGCTTTCTTTCTTTGGAATAATCCGACCACTTACTCAGAACCTTGAGGTCATAGTTCTTAGGCTCTTTACGTGTTCCCCAGTAACTCTTTTCCTTTTCGGTAATCGTGGCCAGAATGAGCCAGTATGTTGCGCCACAATGTAGCAAAAGTAAGTACTTGTCAGTTCTATCATTATAAAGTGACAATGCATGGCACACATCTTCCTTAGTTAACACGCGCGAACCTCTGCGATCAAACACTATAGGATCCGTATAGTTTTGCAAGTAATCATAGTAGTCATACTGGCTATCAATTATTCTCATAAGTGCTACACTCCTTCCTTTTCTAGCGCATCACTAAGTTGGTTATATCTTTGTGCAAACCCCTTGCGAATCTCATATAAATCTCTGGAATGACGCTTACCATTCTCGTCCACATTGTAAATCGGATTATCCGCCACCTGACACCACCATATAATTTGGTCTAGCTGCTGTACTATTTCAAGATATTTATTCATTATCTCTTCATTGGTCATTTACCTTTATTCCTCCGTCATAGTAGCGACTTTCATGGTATGGGTATGATGTATCTTTTAATATATACATATCAAAATGCTCCCAGATAATATGAACCATGCATTACAGCACCAAATCTTATTGTACTCCATATATTTTCCTTGCTGTATCTATCCTCGAAACGCTTCTGGAGATTAAGTGCCTCTTCCTCAGTGTTGCACTCGTATGTTCTTCTCATTCCGTCATCAAGCCACTCTATAACTACTGTATACATAATTATACCACCTTTCCTTTCTATTAATAATTAAATATCTGTATGTCGGTTACTCACTTATATTAGACTTCTCCTCCGAGACTCACTATCTGCATGTCGATCACATACGTTATGGCACTTATTTCGTCTATTTTCTTGAAGGACTCATCATCATGATCTGCCCAGATCGCCACAGTAAAATCTCTCAGGTTACGAAGTGCCAGAATGTTCATTTCTTTCAGACGGAGGGTTTTGCTGATTTCTTCAGCTTCTCCATCTGTCAGGAATCCGAAAGTATGAGTTCGACTCCCGTAAGTTTTTTTAAGTTCACGGATCAGTTGAAAATTTGTGGGCATTGTATTTGTTTCATTTGTCATAGTTGTTTCCATCCTCCTTTGCATATATTATCATCAACTATGGTATCTGTCAATATGTTGACCAATATCCCTTTTTGTAATTTATTTCTTTAAATTCTCCGCACCATTTTATATAGTATATTCCTTCGTTTACTACCTTATAACCTATACGATGTACACCATCAACTAATAGCTTTGGATTATATAATACTATGCGTTTTCCGTTAACGGTTGGCAATCGGTCGGAACACGCTTGAATGCTATAGTTTTCATAGCCAAGCACCAATTCTCCGCCACAAATAAGTCCGTACTGACATTTAATTTTGTCATATCCGTACTTAACTAAATCACCCTTGGATCTGGTGCCACTACGGTTTCTTTGTAGGGGGCCATAGTAACGTAGCATTCCGTATTCTTTTACGATTCTGTCTGTGTTTGCGAGCCATTCATCTTCGTGTGTCATAGCCCACTGCATCCATTTGTAACTGCGGTTTTTACGCCCCAGATATCCTATGTTTGCGGCGAGTGAAGTGAAGGCAATGGATATGATGGATATTATGGCTATTATTATGCTTGTAAGTAGGAACATAGGCGTCTCCTTTCTGTGCTGGGTTAATTGTATCATATGTCGAGAAATGCTGTCAAGTAGAGGATTTGGGGGAGGGATAAGAGGTGAGTAAAAGGGTTTGCCCAACACAGCAAACAATTTTCTTTATTGTGCGAATATTTAAACAATTTAAAATATTTAATTAATTGTGTATTTATTTAATAAAAATAATTAATTTGTGTATATAATTAAATAAAATAATTAATTTGTGTATACAATTAAAACAATTATTTAAATTGTCTGACAAATTATTTCCATTCCCTTACGAGCCTCCTGCCCATCTGTGCGGACATACCTCTGGGTGGTGCTGGCATGTGCATGACCCACTGCCCGCCTGACGAACTCTATGTCGTGTGTCTGATCGTAGAGGATAGAGCAGTAGCCCCCTCTTACCTTGTGGGGAGTAAGTTTGTTGCCAGAGTATTTCCTTGTAACATAACGCACGGTATCATGTGAGATCCTATTACCGTCTCTAGATACAAACAAAGCATCCGTTATCTTTTGACGTGCGTTAAGTAAGTTGCTACGATCACGTAACCAAGCATTTAAGATCGTGATAGTCTTATCTGATAAGTAGATCTCACGCTTTTTATTTCCTTTCTCTATTACTGATATGTGGTTTCCATCCAGATCCCCTACGTCTATGGATGTCAGAGCAGTCTCGCGCAGACCAGTTTCCATTAGAATAGCCAGCATAAGCATATCGCGGTTACGTAATGTAATGCTGCCAGCGTATGCATATCGCTGCGTATCAGTCTTAACAGAACTGCTTACATCTGCAAAGTCGCGGGCAGTTACTGTGATCTGGCTGCGCACATCATTATTACGGCCGCGCTTAATACCGTTCATCAGGTTGGTTTCTGTTATACCTTCCTCCTGAAGATAAGAAAAGAACGAACTTAATGTGTACCAGATAGATGTGCGGTAAGTATCGGTAATTGTTTTCTGACGCAATTCTCCAAAGTAAGTAATCACATCGGCGCGGGTAATGGCAGCGGGCGTACGACCATTCAGGAATGCCTTTACCTTTGTGATACGATCCCTACGAGTTACAGCCGTTAATCCTGAAGCGCGCATAAGTTCGTTCCAAAGTTGTAGCTCTGCCGCCGCCCCCTGAAGGAGCTGGGTAATGGCGGCCTCTATTCTGTTTTCATTTTCCTGACGTCCGCTCATACATTATCCTTCCTTACTAATCCTATTTCATTTCTGTAGTTATTTAACTTCGTCATATAATTAACTCGCTGCTCGGTATACTTAATAAGTTTCTTCTGCAGACTATCAATGTCCTTTAGCACCTGAGTCATACCTACATCACATGCCTGATAGTCTCTCTTAAGATCCATCAGGTGAACATACTTCTGCATAGCTTCACTACGGTTACCATTATGTTCCCACTCACACTCGCACATATACTTATTGTAAGGGGTATTAAGCATGTTAACCAGATCCACCTTTATATCGGCGGGATCCCCATAGTGTTCCTTTCTGCCCTGACCAGTGGATCCCCAGTAAAGCACCCAGCGATCTCCCTTCATGTAGTGGCCGCTGTATACTATATAGCAGTAGCGATGTGTGGCGGGATTAGTAACGCGGTAGTGACCGTTATACTTCTCTATCTTATAGAACGCCGCCTCCACCTGAGTGTGTGCTTCTTTCGCATCCTTCTTAAACTGGTTGCTAATCACCTGAATGATAGCCTGATTAAGTGTCATAAGTACTCCTTCCTGAGTTTGTTCAACTCTTTAGATTGCTGCGATCTTAACTTCTCTTTCTTACCTTTGAACACTGATCCGCATGGAACTGCTGGTACCTCCGTTCCGTCAAGTAATGTCCAGCCTGACCAACGTGGTACATCCTTGGTTTTCTTCTTCATGGTGTAATCATTCTCCTCTTACTACAACCTTAAGTCCATACTTCTCGGCCACTGGTTTGTTGATTACGAGCTTATCCTCACAGAGGTAGATAGCGCCCTCCTCCGTTCCATAATAAGCCTTGCCACTCTTACGCAGACCAATCCCAAGCAGTACCTCATAATATCCATTGGTAACTACAGCTACAGTATCCTTATTTATCTTTCTTGTAACTAACATATTTCTTTCCTCCTTATTCGTAAGTAAGAGTCTATTTACGCAATTGTTTTACCTGATATATAGATATTTATCTTACCCATGGGCAGAATACTTATGCTATCAACTAAATGATTCATCAGGATCTTGCTGATAGAGTTCTTACCATCATAACTGCCGAGGACATTCTCTTCCTCATCCAGAATTTCGACGGTGTTACTATCTGATAACAAACTTAATACTTCACTTAATGTTGTAGTACTCATACTGTTACCTCCTTTGCTATAAGCAACCCTTTCTCTGGCGTACAGTATCGCAGTGTTATCATACTCCTCTTCTGTCAGATAACTGTAGCTGGCGAGAAACTCTTCTTTAGAAAGGTAATTAAAGTCCCGCATCTTCTCCTCGTCGTCGAGGAAGTTGACTCCGTAGAATTTCATCCTTCATACCTCCATGCTTCTCTTATTTCATCGTACCACATATCTGCCACGCCGTCCAGTAGGCCGCTTATAAACATACAGCCCTCTTCTGTTATACGTCCTTCGCCGTCAACATATTCAGGCTGCGCAAGTACATAGTGACAGATGTTGTCGATTAGATCCAGAGTTGACTTTGATACATCAAAATTATCATGAACGTACTGTGTTAAGTTTGCCATTATCTTAACCTCCTTCTTCTTAATACCACTCATAATAATACAAGTTAGTTGCATTTTCGTCAAGTACTTTCTTACCTTCCAGATCATTCAGAGCTTCGATCATTTCCTGCGACATATGATGGTACCCACAGTTCTGTATGTCGCCGTCGTACAAATCGTACATTGCATCCTGCGTTTCATAATGCTTACGCATGTAATATACTTCTGTCATATAACAAACATAAGAAGGCGTTTCCTCTTCGAGCAGATACTGTTTAAGTTTGTCGTCATCTAAAGAGACCGAGACAGCTTTTCCGTCACCAGAAAATCCGTACGTTACTCCGCCACCCATAAAGCTTCTCATATATATGCACCAATGTTCAGGCACATTGTGGTCTTTCTTGATACGCTCTATGTCTATTGTGGTATCAATTACCGTAACGGGCGTTAAGATATCCTTTATATCAGAGAACATTTCAGGGTGTTTATCCACGTAGTCCTGATCCATTACCACAAACTTATGGCAGTCAATATCGGCGGTATTCTTGCCTTCAAGCTGCTTTGCAGTTGCCTTGCCTATCTTCTTCATTCTATATACATACTGGTCAAGTCCCATAGTTAACTCTCCTTTTTAATTTAAGTTTACTGTTATCTTATTTACTTACGGCGGTGGTCGTGTTTGACACATTAAGCCCTCCTTTTTCTTACGCAATTCACTATATCATTACTTAGTTATTTTGTCAACTACCTTTCTGTTAGCATAGGATTAATCTGATGATACTTAGGGCTGGGCTTACGATCAACGATCTTAATTTCATCAAAAGCCCATGCACCCACGATTCCCATGCAGGATCCGCGATAGTCACCACCTCCTAGACCGTTTCCGCATGCAGTAAGAATGGGCAGTGGATGTATGCACCAGATCGATTCATGATTGTTACCATCACTATCAGTCCATGTTTCTTTCCACTGATTTGCCTTATAGTACTCGTCAAAATTAATATACTGCTTCTTAGTTAAGTTGACGATGTACTTACCAGAGAGAACATGGTCAGCAGCGGGCGTGGTGTATTTGATTATACGACCATTTCTTTTCCATGGATTATATTTCTTATATTCCTTAGGAAGCTCTGCGTAATCTCCTACCCATGCTATCTGAGCCGATCCATTCTTAATCAGCTCTTCGGTGATCGCATCAACAAATTGGTTATCAACATAACTATGCTCCATAAGCTTGGCCATAGTATAGTAACACCCTTTTTGCTGAACCTCTTCGCGATTCCACTCTTCCAAATGCTCCAGCCCCTTCTTGTCAGGCTTAACATATCTGTTGTAATACTTTGCCTTTCCGTTCCTTAAGATTGTTACCATGTAATATTGTCCCATATTCATTACCTCCGTATTAATTTATCAGGCGGGATTTTTTATGTAGTTAATATAGTAGTCACAAATATCCTCGCGGTTAACTTCGTCCCATTCTTCTTCTACTCGCATGTCCGTGATCTGGCGGTAGTCAGTCAGAGCTTTGTCACATCTGGTTCCGATCCAGCGTACAACATCGTACTTGTCTTCTCTGCAGATCCCGCGCTCATGAAGGCCGCGCACCTGAAGATGAAGATATACTCTATTGTTGGGCTGCTCTGCTCTGGTTACCTTCTTAACATTTACGCTGCCGTATCCTGAAAAATGTTTTACTCTCATAATTAATTCCTCCTTAATTTTCTTACGCAATTGTATTGTAAGTGGATATTGTTGTTTTGTCAAGCACAAATATTTAAATATTATATGCTATTAAATCCTTTACTGTATAGTACTCACTGAGATCTAAGTTATCACACAGCCAGTCAAGTGCATCACCGTCATAAGGTACACACTGGCCGTCCACAAATACCTGAGTCCAATAACCATCGTCATCGCCGTAGTTAGTTTCTATCACATAGAAGTCCTCCCAGTCGGCTTGAAGATTAATTGTGCCCTCTATATCCCAAGGGTTGTCACCGTTATTGTCGAACAAGATTATGACCATCTTATCATTGCGCCACACACTATTAATGCCAGAACAACCGTATTCCTTAAGATCGTTCACAACTCTTTCTTCGGCATCAGGTTTAATTACTATTGTGTTCTCTGTTATGTAACTCATATTACACACCTCCTCTTTACATTACATCAAACTCTGTATATTCAAATGTGTTTGCAATAAACCTATCTGAACAGTTACGGAATGTATCAATACGATCATCGAGGTTCCAGCCGTCCTCACTTACTTTCGTTGCAGAATAATAAGTGTTAGTGCCCAGTATACGTGTGCCTATCGGCATTCCTTTGAGATCCACTATTGATAAGTAGTCGTCCTCTGTGTAATGTTTCACTTTGTTTACCTCACTTTCAAATTATATTGTTTGATCAAATCATACAAACAAGTTTGACTGGGTTTATGACTAGGCATTGATAGTGTCTCGCTGCCTCTCTTATATATTATGTGGCTACCAGTCTGGCGCTCACATACAAAGCCATTGTCCAACAGTAATCGTTTAAACTCCCTTACACTATATGTACCGTTATGCATTCTGCCGCCCATTAACTCACCTCCCTTAGTTTATAATAGTGACTTGCCGAATAACAGTCGCTGCCATCTTCTTCAGTAATTACTTCTCTATGATCGAAGTGGATCCCTTTGCTATTAAGATAATCACCAACTAAAAAGTCGCAGCGAAGGTGTTCATGCTTCCAGTCTCCCCACTGGATGTCAACACATATTCTATTCTCGTCGTCTATCGGCCACACCTCATCACACCATAGACTATTGTTGCGCAGCATTTCTCTTATTTCGTCACAAAGTTGATAGATATTCATACGTGCTCTCCTTTCAGAATTAACCTTTTGATTTGTTTACCGTAACGCTTGTTCTCTGTGTAGAGAATAAACTTAACTAAAGAATAATCATCAGTGATCCAGCCAATAATTGTACCATCATTGTACTGAACCCTAATTGTGTATCTCATAATTATATCTCCCTTTCTTACGTAGTTCCTCTACCCTTGAGGATACATCTTTTATAGGACGGATAATAGTGAAGTCATCCTCACCGTCAAGGTTTTCAAAATCGTAACCATCTAATTCGTCTATTCCTTCGAGAATATCCACGTCAGTAACCAGATAACCAAATCTATTACAGATGCCCCAGCGCCTGATAACATAATCGTCTCCGCCTACATCGATTAAGGTATAGACAAATTTACCTTCGTGACGAAGTTGTTCTATTATCGGACACTCCCATGAATAAAAATCTGTCATATGATATCTCATACTTACACCTCCGTTATTATATCAACATAAGATTCACCGTCGTACGCTTTAAGTCCAGTACCAAGTTCGCACAGTAACTCTTCTGCCTTCTCTTCTGCTTCTTCCTTATTTGCTGCTTCAATCGTTGCGCTGTAATAATGTTTGTTTACAAGAATTACTTCGTATGTCATAAACTTATTCCTCCATTTAAATAGTGGCTCTATTTGAGCCTTTTAATAGTAACATCGATATTTAATTTTGTCAACTATCTTTCCGTTATGGTTCCATTATTATACACGCGGTATACGCATACATCGCCGCCCGCCCTACAAGTAAATTCGACATAGGATCCAGTCTGATAGGTATCAAGAATAACATCGGCGGGTGTGCTCTCCCATAAAATATCTTTTGCTTCTTCCATAGTCATAAGTTTAATCCTCCTTTACAAGTTTATTAATTTTAGATTCTATTCTGGCCATAAGCGCGGCCGCGTATGTTGGCGTTACATTTAATGTGGGTTGGATCACTTCTCCGTTTTCACCAACAAAGAAACACTCGTCGGTGTCATTGTTGAAGAAGATTGAAATGGCTCCGTCAATTGCATCGCTGCCTTCGACCATCCATCCTTTCTTTGTGTACGGTTCAATCTTTTTCTCAAGGATTCTAATCTGCCTTACTGTAATGTCCGATAGTATTTTACCCATATTATTCCTCCTTATTTTAAAAGGGGGCAGCGTTATTGCCGCCCCCCCCTTAAGTTTGTTATTATCTTAATATCTCGCCGACACATCCCTGCTTTGTGTAGCAGAAGCGACACTTATTGCAGGACTCAGGGCCGCACTGGCAAGGAACATCAGTGCCAATCCCGTGTTCCTTTTCGTATACGGTAAACACTACATCGAAGAAGGGAAACTTCTCCTTTATGTTTGTTACCGACTTATTAACCTGAGGGCTGCTGTACACAAGATTCAGGTTGGCGGGCTTGCCCTCCTTTTCGATCGCTGCCTTCCAGATAAGTGGACGCTTTGTGAAAGCTGCGAACTTTGTTTCAGGATTAGCAGCTGCGATCCTGATATAGTTACGGGCGTTGGTCTCATTGATCACATCGCCGTGTGACTCAAAGCGGAAGATCGCGTGATTCTTAAGCTTGCTTAAGTCGGGAACAATCTTAAGCAGTGATCCTGACAGTGCCTTTCCATTACGCTCAAGACACTTACGCTGATCAGGATAAACACCAGACTCAACTTGCTTGTATGCATAACAGTGGCTGCATACATTTTCAGGACACTTCATCAGTGCCATACAGCTAGGATTATCGCCAGCATAAGTACTGATCGCCCTTACGTTCTCCATCTTGCCTGAAAGCTTGCTGATCTTGATACCAGTTTCCTTTGTGAACTTTGCTGCTGATACTACCTGAGTGTTGTTATTCATAAGATTTTTCCTCCTTAATCAATACATATAGCTTCCGTCTCTCTGTTCGTCACGCCACTGCTCGCCCCTTAACTCTTCCGCATCTTCATACGCTTCATATTCCTCCTCTTCCATTCTGTCAAGTAGGGTTTCTTCGGTATCTATATCCAGAAAGACTTCATCAATATTAAGACCATTTACTTTTGCTGCGATCTTATTTATGGTATCAGTAATCTGCTCTTCTGTCAAGGTGTCGAAAGAGTCAGCAACGGCGGGACTATCATAGTCTCCAGCACATCCCCTGACATAATCTGCCTCATAACATAAGTTCATTTCCACCTTAAAGTAACCTTCTAAGATACCATCAAGGATACTAATATTAATATCAGTAAAGTATCTCTTGTTTTCAAGTTCCTTCTTGACGACATCAACAACCGTCTGGATAGTCGGGCAAGTAACAGCTTCAAATAACACTTCAATAGTTCCATTCTGTCTCATAATTTTTCTCCTTATGTGTTTAGTTTACAGTTAACTTATAAATCTGTCAAGTACGGCGGCGGCCTTATTTCCATGATTCCTCCTTTACATTTTGTGGGTGGCGGGAACTACGACACTAACATGGTAGCCCCTTGTTTCCCAGTCGGCAGCCTCTTCCTTAGCTCCCTCATAGGTGGCATGATCGTGCCACTTAGAGTCGGAACAGTTAGGAGCTGTCCAGTGGTACACTCGGTACGTTTTAGACACGAACATAATCGGCATTCCTGCCTTAGGGTTAGTAAGTGTTCCGTTCATGTAAGCGATAAGTCTCTTCATATTAGTTTCCTCCTTTTCTTATCTCAGCTGCTTCTTCCATTGTGATAGTGCGGATCGCTTTCATTCTGTTAGCAAGGATCCATTTGCCTCCCTGACTTTCGGGACGATCATAGGTGGTGTAGTCCTCAACCTCAACTTCGACCCACACTCTCTGTTCTCCAGAGGCAAGGGATTCCTTTAAGTGTGGTGCATTAGGTGTGAAGCAACAATGCCATCCTTTGCGGACTGCAAATCCTTTAGTAGGGTGACACTCTGCTTCCAACCACTCTCCGAACTTTGTCGGAGTAGTCTTGTCGATGAACAGCGGATACACCTTTCCATCCTTCTTCATGCGCATTAATTTGTAAGCTTTCATTTCGTTTCCTCCTTATCTTGTTGCAGCGCTTATTGCTCTAAAGTAGTCATCATAGGCTCTAGAGATAGTATCATCTGTAACCACATGATAATAGATACCATCAGAAAATGCAACCTCAAATACATACTTGCCATTTATTTCTTCGGCATTGGTGATGATCCCTTCGGGATAAATACGATGAAACATTTTCTTAGCGTCTTCCATAATCAATCCTCCTTTTCATTTGATTCCCACTTAAAGTGTCCATTGTTATAGAGATAGGGCTGATGGTCGAGTTCGTAGAAATTGCATACGGCATACGCTGATGTTAAGTTGCACATCAGTCCCATTGCCAAATCCTTTGCCATAAACTCTCCCATTTCAAGGGGCTTTTCATCCTTATGCCACTCAGCTGTTTTATCTGAATGGTTAACCTTTGTAACAAATACGGGGCCATCTCCCGTCATTACGATTACATACCAATAATTCTTTTTCTTTCCAGCCATATTAATATCCTCCTTTTAAATAAGGGTGAGCACTATGCCCACCCTCTTGGTTACTAGTGATTAAGCGGTGAGAATCTCAACTACCTTGTCTGCAAGCATAGGCTTCTCTGCAAGGTTCATCAGTCTGTTCTCTGCAAATCCCTCAGGATGTCTTGCAGGCTCTGCATGTGACTCCCAGTCGGTAAGTGCATGTACTAACCTGAGTCCATTCATTCCTTCATTCTGAAGATCGGGAGCGTTGTAGAGAATATTGATCAGCTGATTTCTCTTCTCAGTTGCCGTTCTCTTAACTCTATCGGTAGCATCTTCTGCATAAGGGAAGAGGCCTTCGATTATCTTGCCCATCTCAGCACGAGTGAGGTTGATGTTTCTCAGTTCATCCATGGTGTGAGCAAGTCCATCGAAGTATGCAGTTGCACCAGCCATTACTTCCTGAGCCTCAAGCATCTTGCCTTCGATGTTACCTCTATGCTGTATGCTTACCTTGTAGGTAGCATGCTTACTTACAAGATGAGCCATGTTGCAGCACATAGCTCTTATGGTAGTGAAAGCAGCAAAGAGTGACTGCTTTCCGTTGTTACCATTCATTAAGAACATGTACAAGTCGTGCTGATCACCAGCATATGATCTACTAGGTAACTTCATGAGGAACCAAATCTTTTCTCCTCCCTTATAACAACCTCCCTTCTCAAAGGTAGCCCCTTGAGTAAGGAGGATATCTGCAAACCCAAACGCATCTGCGTTCTGTACTGGCTTGTACTTATCTTTTGTAATACCAAATACCTTACCAGTATCAGCACGGGTTATTGCATTGAAGTGAGGAATAACATGTCCAGCTTCATCATAAACCTTACCAAGACCAAGCTCCCAGTTAAGACCCGACATTGCAATAGCCTCATCTACACAAGATGCAGAGCGGATATCATTTCCGATACCAGACCAAGGAACTCTTCTGTTCTCAAAAGGATTAATGTGCGCCTTCGGTGTAGAGTCAAGCACTTCTGACTGAGCGGTTACGTTGGGGATTACGATGTTGCTGTTGGTGGTTGCTGCGTAGTTGTTGAAAGAAATAATCTGTGACATAAATTTGTCCTCCTTAGGCGTTTAATAAATTAGTTGTTCCATATTCAGTTGTCATCAATATTCAATTGTATTTATACTAGGGCGGCTGTTACACCGCCCTTTGTATAACTCACATCTCGTCTTCTTCAACCTTGCCAAGCTCAAAGACGTTATCAAGAGGAATGGTCAGCATTCCGAGTTCACCGTGAGAACTCTTGTTGAGGTAGGGCTCAACCTCTTCCTTGCTAACTTCCTTTCCGTTCAAGTAGTACTTAGTTCTAATCGGATTGAGAAGCGATCCATCTTTCTTGCTCTTCTGGGGATATCCCTGCACATACAACTTGCCAGTTGTCTTATGCTTGACGATTCCCTTAGCCGCACACTGTACACGCTCCTGCCAGTTACCAGTGTGTTCATGCTTGTCGTATTCCTTACTGTGCTCATACGGGATATCCAGTGCTAAGGCAGTAGAACTTACCTTGACGATTTTAATTCCTTCCTTCTTGGCAGACGCCTTCATCTTAGATGTGGCGCTAAGATCACTCTTCCAAGCTATATGAATCATACTAGCATTAACCTTAGCGATCATATCAATCTTATCCATGTTAGTAACTCCAGCAACGTTCTTATAAATCTTATTAGCCATAATAATAATCTCCTTTAATTTGTTGTATATGTTCCATATTCAATTGTCGGTTTGTCTTTCGGCGGTGCTCTTAATTCAATGTTCATGATAACTCCCTTCTGTTGGTTTTAAGATTACTACGAACTTATCATCTTGTCAAGCTTATCTTACTTCTTTTGTAAGCCAGCTTTCGTCAAGCTGGTCACATGATCTGCCATATCCTGCACCAAGGTTCAATAATATTCCCTTGTCAAACTTGATATCCCTATCTTTAAGCCACTTGTAGACAAAGGGTATTGCTTCGGGATCGTTGCCGAGCCACTTATTGTGCGAGCCATGGATCTGAACAAGGACATTATTAGGATTAACTTCTATCGTATAGAATGAACTGTCGGGACTTGCCTTCCTTCTTAAGAAGATGATGTTTGTGTTACCTACTGCGTGGGTTTCCAGATAACCACCTACACAATGATGAAGATCACAACCTTCTTTTGTAATCTCTTCAAGTTCTTCAGGTACGCGGATGATGTACTTATCACTCTCCGCATTGAAGCGTTCCTTGCGATCTTTCTGAAGTCGTTCAAATCTCTTCTTCTTTTCTTCCAGCGCCATGCGTCTTTCTTCATCCCACCGTGCTTGACGCTCTTCATATTCCCTTGTCTGAATGGCTACTAATGCATCATGAATAATCACAAGCCCATGTGCATCTTCAAATCTGTGCAAGTCTACATCAGGCTTGTTCTCTATTCTCTGATACACTCTCATTGTATCGATATACATTTTGCACATATCCCGACCTGACTTCTTGCTCATGCGCAATAACTTTATTACAAAGTTACGCATTTCATCAGTGATTTCTATCCAGTAGGTATGTCTGTACTCCCATGAGTCATAGCCACAGATTTCCTTGATGTCATTGAACGACAAGTCTTTTAATCCATTGACTAACAAGTCAATAGTTTCCTTGTCGAGATTACTGACATCAGTACCGTACAGCAACTTAATATTGCGGGCAGTTAAGAGACGAAGACTATTATAGTATCTCTTAGGCTGTACATCTTCAAGGGCTTTAAGAAGCCACTTATTAACTCCGAGCAACTTATATAAGGGCAACTTCCTTTCACTTTCAACCCTGAAGTAGCTCTTTAAATTACCAGCAATCTTATTTTCATAGGTAATTTCTTTAGCCAGATTAGGATAGCCAGCTTTTGCAAGCTGCTCAACAATAGGGTGCCTGAGCGTATTCACCAGCTCTTCAAGAGCATTATTATTCTTGAAGTCAATCAGATCCTTTAAGTACATAACGGGCTTCCACTGGGAAATAAATTCCTCACCAAATACGTACTGCCGTTCATCATTCCACAGATGTATACTAGCTGTGCTTATCCTCCATTTGGGATCACGCCAACGCTTCTGTACTATAGTAGGCTTACCTTTCTTATCAATGAATACTCTATGCAACTCTTCCCAAACATGTTCTTTGCAGGTGCGAGTTGCATAGTCATACCCCCTGCCTCTGTGGGAAAACTTTCTGAATAAAAGATATTCATTGTCAAGAATCTGAACAGTGACTGCGTAACCATAACCGTCAGGTACGCTATTCAGATTGTAGTCTCCGTTTTCGCTCAAATCGTAAGAGTCTACTTTCTTGGCCAGCTCTGACTTCTCACGAGACACCCACTGATTTTTATAGAAAGCCATCAGTGTTCCCATATGCCAATAGATATCCTTGTCAATCTTACCACCCATAGCTTTAACCTGATCACGAACAGCGTTGCTGTTATTGACACAACCACTATGATCCAGCTTTTTAAGCTGCTTAAGAAACTCAGGACAGTAGTATCTACCTTCAGACACTTTCTCTTTATACACTCCGTTTTCTCTATAGGATGTCTTAAGAAGTTGTCCGTTGGCATCATAGGCAACAGTGTCTCCTAAGAATGCGAAGGTACGGCCCGTAAACCACCAATCCCTTGTCTCTCCTTCAATAAATCTGCCACCACTCAGATAGACATGAGAAGTCTCGAGCATCTTAAGTTCGGGAATCCACTTAATATATGCTCCCTCATAGTTATAGGATCTCACCGCATAGTAGATCTTATTGTCGTTGATACTGTATTTAATTCCGTTCTTAATACGGACGGTACTGCGGTTGGACTGGTTAATGATGCCGTCCTTCTTGCTTGACCAGTACTGAACGATCTCAGGACAGATGTTCTGATCGGGTGTCGGGTGCTCAGATACATACTGTCTTACGATTTCGCTTTTGTTCATAACTTTGTCCTCCTTAGCATTATTTACAGTTACGTTGGTTGTGATGTTGTTCATAATTAATCCTCCCATATATCATATTGTTTGCACAGCATAGCAATTGCTATCTGTAATCCAAAATATACTCCCTTACAATACTCTGCATAGGGGTCTCCGTTCTGCCATCGATCCTTGTATTCTTTTTGCTTTTCTTTCAAGGATCTAATGATAACACTAACCTTTCGTTTAAACATAACACCTCCTTTAAATCTGAGGGGCAGCTTATGCCGCCCCTCTTGGTTAACTTAGTGATTACATTAATCCTGCAAGAAGATCAAGAAAATTATCAGCTCCTTCTTCTTCCTGCTCCCACTTCTCTTTCGCTCTTGTAACAAGCATAGCCTTAATTGCTTCATTAGGCCAGTTGGTAGTATCAAGATCATCAAGGTTGGCTTTCTCGTCATCATAGTAGTAGATGGCTTTCTTTTCGTAATCAATTAAGAACTCTGCATCAAGCTCAGGAATTTCAACGGTTTCCGTAGGCTTGATGTCTGCCGCAGCAACGCTTGCGGCGGTGTACATGTATCTCATCGCTGCAGGGATATCTCCGTTGGTTGCCTTAAGTGCCTTGCCGAGCAACTCAATTCCAGCCTGAGCATCACGCTCACTTACATATCCCATCATGAGTTCCTTGTGGGGTACTCCATCGATGATAGGAACAAGAGCTCCATAGCCATCTCTCTGATAGCTGATTGCGAACTCACCCTCAGTTGCCTTGCCAGTAGTTACGTTAGCATTGATCTTGTTCATAGTGTTGTCCTCCATGGTATTGTTGTTTACAGTTGCGTTGGTGTTGGTATTCTGTGACATAGTAGCGTCCTCCTTAGTGATTACATTATCAGTTACGTTAGATCTGGTGGGCTTAGGTGCCATTGCCTTAAGTCTTGAAACATCAATTCCCATTTTGTTTACCTCCGTTTTGGGTTAATAGTTACTTGCCCGTTTAATGGTCGATAGCACAACCATAGTGCTTACATAGTGTAGTACGACACAGTATCAATCTTTCTGAGTCGGATAAGTTCGTATTCTGCCTCCTTTCTTGTCTTGAACTCTCCGACACAAATTGACCTTCCAAAGCTAACACGATATACACGATACAGATACATATTTATTCTCCTTTCTTTTAGTCATATAATGATTCTCTTTCCATTGCCAAGCAACCAAGGTAGTTACTCAGCTTGTTAGTCATATTATTCTCGAACAAGCATACAATAGTTTCCACTATCTGATTTACCTTGGTCTGAATATTCTCTTCGGGAACATTCGTTTCGAAGTCTAACATAAGATCCCTCGCGGCCTCTTCGACCTCTTCGGTGATCTTTTCACTAATTTCACCCTCATCGAAGAAGCTTACGGTTTCCTTTTCCTGATGAAACTCGGCTTCATTATCATAATCGATATAATCATATACATCAACCATGATCTCGGTGTCGCTTACTTTGATACGGATCTTCTCCTTAAGATTCTCCATATAGGTTTCTTTTACATTGCGAGCCTTCATTCTGTTACCTCCTTAAGATACACATTAATTACTGCCGTAATCATTATTACGCAGAGACTGCAGGCAAGTCCTCTTGGTGCCCACCAACCCTCTGAGTCAAGGGCCATTCCGAAGAACAGCCCCAGTGTGATAGCTATTGCCATCACGATCCTATTAAGATACATTGCAATTTTCATTTCTCTTTCTCCTTTCTTACGCTATTGCTCCCCATGAGTTCCAACCCCCGAAGGGCCAAGGATTAGAATCCTTGGCACAATCTTGGGTGGCTATTAACTTGTACGATGTATCATATAGTTCAAAGCTACTAGGTAACACATCACTACTGTACTGAGTGATGATTATACCGTTGTCGTAGTCAATAGCCACTAGAACATTACTTTCTGTTTCCTCGCAGAAGGTAATTTCCTTTTCTTTAAGAACTCTGCGGAGACCATTCATAATAGCCTCACCTCCATCGATTCCAAATCTGTTACAAACAGATCTGAGATCCTTCAAAATATTGCTCCCCTTGTAATCAAGGGTGAGCTTCATGATTGCATTGATGCACTCCTCGGTCTCGGAGACCTTGATGATCTCCTCAGTAATCGGTGAGAAGTACTTGTACATCTCACCATCCTTGTAGTTCTGGTAAGAAATAAAATCTCTTACCGCCTTGACAGCATCCTTCTGAATCTGTACCATCTGTTCCATAGTTTTGTTTTCCTTTCTGCTTTGCGCAATTAATTTTTTACGCCGACGATTTTGTCATCGACCATGATTAATGTAATCTCTTCTCCTATGGTGAAGTTGTCACCATAGAAAGAGTAGATCTCGATTCCCTTGCCGTCGAAAATCTCGACGGCTACTACGTCACCTTCAACGTCAGTGACGATAGCTCTAACGCTATCGCCACTAATCTCCTGATGTGACTGGGTAACGGCGTTTGCCTTCTGGACAAACCCCATTACCATTACAATTACCATAATCACAATTCCCTTTCTCATACTTCGTCCTCCTTTAATACTTCATGCACATCATGCTCTTCATTGAGAAGAGACACGATATGATAATTTGTTTCGCCGTGCCACTGCTCAACATCGATGGCAAGGTCAGGCTGTACCACTGCTGCTGCCTTAAGGATCCTCTTCAGATCCTCAAGAGATACTGCTGTAGCCATCTGGTTGACCACTATGTCGGCAATGTGGCTCGGGAGATACTTGTTCATTATTGATGCCCTACTTGACCACATGTACCCAGCTGCATGTTCAATGTTGTCCTCAAGCTGTCTGGCACCGTAATGCCAGAAGCCAAGGGTATCCTGACCACACCAGAGCTGATAGTAGTCGTCCTCGTCGAGTACAGTTCCGCTCTCGAGAAGCTTATAGCTCTCATCCATCTGGCCAGTAAGCCATACGTTCCAGTGCTGGTTGTAGTCAACCAGCTTACCATGATAAACATGACCGTTCTCAAGTACAACATCAAAAACAACGTCCTTCATAAATGCCTCCTTTAAATATGAGTGTTTATAGTTACTACCCTTGCCGCTTTCAGCACGGTTCAGATTGTATCAACCGTTGCCGTGCTTACTCACGGATTGCATCAGGGAAATAATACTTAGTTCCAAGGTATGAAATGTAAATGCACATACACACCTTTATCAGTTTCAAGCCTTCCAGCAAGCTCTATCCTGATTTTGTCTGACTCTGGAACAGCCCAAAGTTTCTTGCGACCATCAAACATATACCACTGCGGTTCATCTTTTCTCGGCTCAGGTTCAGGTTCAGGTCTAAGGACATTAAAAAGGGTATCCACATAAGCTCCCCTCTTAGCATTCAGATACTCCATTAAACCTTTGCCCTTGCATCTGACAATATCACGATTACACTCAACAATTGCCCCTTTGAGCATAGCAACCAACTCATCATCATCGTCGGACATCAACAGATACTTCTTGCAGTTAATCAAGGCACGTCTGGCACCCTGACCCTCGTTGCTTCTTCTGACATGAACATCATCATCGATGGTGTTGAGAGTGTACTCAATACTCTCAAGAACGTCAATACGCTTCATAACTTTATCCTCCTATGGATAATCGACCAATATTGGTCAGGTTGTAGCACTATTGCTACGAAATAGATCAGAGGGATTTGAACCCTCATCTCGGTGCTAAGCACCGCGCTCTACCGTTGAGCTATGATCCGCTGTGAATCATACAAAATCAAACGGACATTCTTCAAGTCCGCTGAAATCAGGAGTGATCCATTTATACCTCTCATCAAGGAGGTAATCGGTATCATCGATCAGATCAGGCAACTCATCGTTGAGATTCTTAAGCCGCTCAGGATTGAGACATCTAACGATCTGGAGGATCTGGTCAATCTCTTTGTCACTCTTGATGAAGGTGTCAAGTGCCTTCTCATGATCAACCTCGATCTTAACACGTGTCTGAAGATTGAGTGTCGCTATAAGACATCTTGAGATTGTGATGTGGATCGGGCCAGCACCAAGATCGGTGCTCCATGATCTGTACTCAAGAGACGGAGAGTCATCGATATAAAATGCTTTGGTCTGAAGTGCAGCATCGATAGCTGCGTAGATCTGATTGAGCTGGTAAGTGTGAACGGGCATGAAATTTTTATCCATAAGTTTTTCCTCCTATTATGGATGCGGCATGATTGCCATTGTGGATCACTATTGATCCGAAAGCCCTCGCCGGCCTTTGAGACCGTAGACAAGACTCGCTAAAGGAACGCTATCCCCCGAGGGAGATCTGAAAATCAGATCCTGATTAAATTGTGCCACTTGCTCAGGATAGATCACATCCTGCTTCAGAGCTTCGGGTTTGAAACCATGTGGGACATACCACATGATCCTACTGTGATAAAGATCATCACTCGACCTTAGGTCTGATCTGTAGGTTAGCAAGTAGCGAGGATCGCTCAGCATCATCACCAGATTTAGCATCAGTTATCATCCTCGCTCCAGTCACGATATTGACATCGGATCATCGCAAGGATGTTACTAAGGTTGTCTATGACAGCCTTCACGGTTTCATCAACCTCCGAATGGTTTCACTGTACCATTACTGTCGGCGGTTCCTCGTAGGTACCTCCTCCGCAAAACAGTGCGTTCATCCGCCTTCCATCCACTTCCATCAACAAGACCTTCTCAGCGGTTAAGCCGTCTGAGTTGGTATCCTTGTTGACTTCCGAGGATTTCTGGTATGTGATGGAGCTTGTCAAGGAACTGTTGGTGCCGAGTACTTTGTTCGTCGGCCCTTCTGAATGTTAGAAGGTAAGCACCTTAGGGTTTCAGAAAATGGTATGATTCAGGTCTGACAATTTTCCGAATCAGAAAAAGTAAAGAGTCTACCTTGTCTGAAAGTAGGGCAAGAGTGGAAAATGCCCTTTTTGGAAAATGTAGTCAGGGTAGAATTTACCCGTTCCGTACTTCCCACTCACTTATACCTATATTATAAACTAAAAAAGCGTGTGTGCGAAAAAACTTTTTTCTTGAAACCCGCATGAATACTGGGTTCGGGGGCATAGTTTACGCGGATTTTTGTTAGGTTTTTTGCGATTTTGCATAAGGTCTTTCACCCACACACCCACGTGAAATGCGCCACTTCACCACACACCACCGCACTTAACTTATAGTTACCACCCCCCCCCTAACCCCACGCGCGGTAGTTTATAAAGATGTGTATAAAAAAATACTACAATCACCATACCCTTACATACTCTACATAATAGATATAATATATGTATACTATATATTATATACACTATATTATATACTATATAGTAATAGTAATAGTAATATAATAATAATACTAATATATAAATAATGATAATAATATGTAGTATTGATTAGTTATATGCGATTGTATTAAAAAAATACTACAATCACTTGACTTCCTGAATTTTATATGTTATTGTAAAGCAGAAAGGAGTTCTGCTATGGGCAAAATAATTGTTGATCGCGAGCTGTTGCAGTTGCCCCTGACTGGCATAGAACTGGGAGTGCTTTTGTCCGCCATGGACTTAGGGACTATATACCGCGATCAGATACTGCTAACAGATAAAGGAATCTACTTTAATATGATGGGGCGGTTGCCAAACCAAAAGCAACGTGAAGAGGTTGGCGGCGCCATAGACTCATTAATTGAGGGAGGACATTTGGTGGCCACATCAGTTGGACACGGATCGTATGTTGTGGACTGCCAGCGATCTTTTAATTACGACTTGACGAAGTTAACGTATGGCGGCAGAATGTTAATATATGAAGATGTGCAAAAGATAATGCAGAGCGGACAGAGCTGGCAGGGGGTATTGCGCTACTATTTAATGTTGGCGGCTCATATGAGCAGAGACAATAAGTGTTCGTATAGCCGACAATACTTTGCCGACAAACTTAATATGAGTGAATTGTCGCTAACAAAGTATAATGGAATATTAAAAGATTTGGGAGTTATTAGTATAGCGCATCGTAAAAATATGCCCAGTTATTATTATTTGACTTGACATTGCCCCGTAATTGTGATACTATGAATGCGAAGGAGGTTTTTATGAAACTTAATCGAATAGTAATTGTCGTGTTGATTGAACTTGTGTTGCTCTACTTTATGGCATGGCTGCGGATGAGCAGAGTGTGCGAGCAGCAAGAGATCCGCATTGCCGAACTTGAGACAGAGTTGGCAGTGGCACAACAGCGAGCGGACGATCTGGAGACAGAAGTGGCTATGGCCCGCGAAGAGAATGTGGCACTGTTGGAGGAGCTGGAGTATACGCGTTGGGTACTGGAAGATCCCATGGCGTTATTCACTGGCCCACTGATAGAGCTGACGCCTGACGAGGAGCGCGAACTTAAAGAGATCGCGATGTCGGAGGCGGATAACCAAGGAATTGTGGGCAAGGCTCTTGTGATGCTGACGGTGCTCAACCGTTGCGAAAAGAGTGGGCAGAGTATCCACGATGTAATATACGCACCCAGTCAGTACTATACGGCTGGCATGCGGGAGCCCGACGAGGAGGCCGAGATAGCACTGCTTATGGTGTCGGCTGGCTGGGACGGATCTCAGGGGGCGGTATATTTCAGCAATCAGGGATACAACGGATGCGCATCTGAACATTTATTTCAGTATGGCGCTCATTATTTTGGAAAGTAATAAGGAGAAACAATGACTGAAAAGGCAATAGAAATACCATACTCAGATTATTTCAAGGCAAGACAGCAAGACAATTGGTGCGATGCTTCACGTTATGTGGAGACTCATATTACCGAAAGTGATTTGTCGAAGTTTCTGGGTGTAATGCGCTTCACTACAAGGGGCGGAAAATATTATGCAATATACGCTGTAAGCGAGGAGGAAAAGTAAATGGCTTGGAAATGTCTGCTATGCGGAGATTCGGTACCTTCGGGTAAGGGATATGTGGCGCTGGGATATCACTACCACAAAGAGTGCTTCCCATTTAAGGAGTGCGATGAAAAGGATCGCTGCTATTACTGCCACAAGATCTTACGTAGGGGCGATACCATTATAAGTCTTGGCGACATTGGAATGGGAGGCAGCAGTGATAGAGTATGCGTTAAATGCGCCGACAAGCATTTTGCTGAGGAGCCTAAGTGCTGAAGCGAAACGTCCACAAATATGTTGTGAAATGTGTTTACTAAATGGTAAGCGTATAATGGCGACACATGTGTTTAACATAAAGACGATGCGCTATTATGCGGTATGTGATGACCACTACCAGTTTTTATTATTAACTGGAGGGATAAAAGATATGGGCTATGAGCCAGAAAGGAAGAAAGATGAAACTAATTGACACTATGAAGGAACTTGGATGCGATAATTATTACATTGTTGAGCTCGCGTCCGACATGGAGATTGATGACTGCATTGAATATTATGCGGCAGCAGATGATGTGGACGAGGTGCTGTATGGCTGCGACGTAATTGATGTCGATCATGTCAGCAAGGAGTTCGCGGTTATCTATCTCGACATTGACTCTCTTTACGAAGAAGAAGAGGAGGAGCCCGAAGACGACGAATCTTTCGAGGAAGACGTGAACACCATGATCGAAGCATTTAGAAGATTAGCAAAGGGATGTGAGGATCCCGTCACAATGTCATTTGCAAGTGATCCCGAACTTGGAATTTTTGTAATCAACACTGCGGGCAGAAATGTATTGTTTAAATTTGACGAAGAGAGGTGATGCCGTTGGGCAATTACGGCTATAAGATCAACAATTACGAGGCAGGATCAATTTATGAAGTTGACTGCGGCGTAAGAAAGAAGTACGATACTAAGCCAGCAATGCTCACCAATTCATTATTCCTTGACTTTCTTAAAGCCAATGGGCTGACCACAAAGAATGAAAAGTATACCCGTGATGTGATATGCTTAAACTTCAATTACGGCAGCCGCACATTTGATAACGAAATGGCGCGCATTGATGTGGCGTTGGCCGAGGATCCCAACAATGAATATCTCAAGGCACTCAAAGCTGAGTGCGAGGCCAATAAAGATAAGTTTGACTGCAAGAGTGCGGACGAGATTCGCCTCAAGTATTATCAAGAGGGAGTTACGATCCATTATAAGAACGGCGATGTGAAATACAAATACCTATACCGCACGGCTGGTAAGGCTAAGGTTGGTTCGTGTATGTTCATAAAGCAAAGCTTATATAAAAAGGCTCATGACTTCCTCTACATGGGCCTCAAACTTCCAAAGCACGATGCACCAATTACGGAGTTTGGGGCGTATACATCATTGGTAACTTCAACCATTGTGGGCAAGATAGAGATCAACCCCGAAGATATTGTAATACTTAATGATGTAAGGTCGGAGTTCAAGACCAATGTGGTAAGTGTAGAGGTTGAGAATAATCAATGTAAGGCGGTGTACCGCCAAGACTACACGCTGGGCTGCGACATGTTTGACGGACAAGCATTGATAGATTTGTCTATATGTCCTGAATGGACTAATGGATATGTGCTTCTCCGTCATCACTTTACAAAGGCGGCGGCATTTGCTACGGATATCCAAGGCTTTCTCAAAGATTATTTTGGTCAGAAATATGATACAGCTTATCTGACGGATATGTGGGGCAATAAACACTTGGCCAAGAATGTAAAGGTGATTACCACTAATAATGCTTGTAAGTGGATTAAATATGATTATCCTTACGAGAAGTGGTGTGAGAAGGTGCGCGAGAATGGATCGATGTTTGGCGTAGTCAAGACGGCACATCCCAGTAAGTTTGGTGATTACCAAAGAATGTCTTATCAAATGGTAAATGCACTTAACAACGATTTTGTGGAAGAGGTGGCCGCTCCAACCAGAGATTATGTGAAAGCATTAAAGACGGACACAAATACATTCCTTGACTTTCTAAAAAGGAATGCCAACTTTTCAAATGACTACGAAGCATTGCTGGCGATATGGACTCAAGATCATAGCTTTGAACAGAGTGAGTATTTCAGAGAACGCAAAAAGAAGATTATATATGATTATACTACAAGCGTAAAAACTGGTAAGCTTCTTCAGAATGCTGATAATCTGGTAATATGCGGAAGTCCATATGCAATGCTCTTGCACTCTGTCGGAGAAGATGTGGGCAAAGATTGCACTTTTGATGGGGAGGAAGATGCAATTCAATGTTACTCGGAGAGATTTGAGGACGGAGAATATCTGGCAGAGTTTAGAAATCCTTTTAATTCGCAAAACAATTTGGGATATCTGCATAACCATTTACATCCACTGATTAAAAAGTATTTTAGATTAGGCAAGTTGTGTATAGCCGTCAACCTACAAGGAACAAGTTTCTGCGATAGGAACAACGGTAGCGATCAAGACTTAAGAGAATGGGTCAGCGTACAGAAATGTGCGTAAAAAATACCTCGTGAATTCGGTGAACGCTAAAACAGAAATGTCAGGCTAACATCCGAGCCAAGTCCATAAGGAAAGGTGTATCGACTAGGACGCAATCCCACGAGCGCGAGGAACCTCAGCAAGTAAAGTTGGAGGTTAAGAGATAGTCAGAACTTATAGGAAACTATAAGAAGTATCGGATAAAGAGCTGATACGGTAACAAAATGCAGATTCAATATACACAACTAACGCTCCCGCAATTGTCGAACATGCCAAGTATTGCTATAAGGTTTATCCGACAATAGTAAACAATATACCTAAGAGTAAAAAGAAATACGATTCAGACCCCGCATCTTTTGCAGCCATGGATAATGCCTTAAGTGCGAGCCAAAGGAATATCGGGGAGTCAAGTAATCTTGCTCAGGTGTGCCTAACCTATACATATAATTTTAAAGATCAAAAGTTCAAAGACTATGCTTGCATACTGGCGGTGCTTGCTCAGGCGGCTATAGATAGTAGCAAACGTACGTTCTCTATAGACATTACAAATGAAATAAAGCGCATACGCGATGATATGAATATAAAGGAAACGAAGTATCCTCCGTTTTGGCAACAGATTAGAAAGGGCTTCCCAACAAACAGAATAAATTTTAAGCTCGACTCTCCTATGTGTCGGCTATACAAAATGGAGTTTGAATCCTACAAGCCCACAACTGAGACTGTGCCAACGGTAGACTTTTTCCAGAAGTATCCATTAGATATGACAAAGAAGATGTCGCGCAATGTTGAAAATCTTATACAGAAGTATCAACTGGAATTGCTAGATAGCAGAATAGAAAAAGAAGATAGCGAGAATAATTCAGATAACTTCCTCTTGTTAAGGGAAGACTTTGATCAACTCGTTGACGATATAAGGCGTATCGCAATGCCTAGTAAGTATGTTGGGTTATTTAGTTGGCTACTTGATAGGGCATTTAGGATGACACCACAACTTGAACAGCAGACGGCTGGGTTAAAAAGTAAACTAAATAAGAATAGAGCGATCTTATTAAGGGTTTTATATGAGGTAAACCCCGAAGTATTACTCAAATGCTTTTCAAAAAATGTGTTAAATTGACCCATTTTTGGGTACCCCTCAAGGTATCGAATCGGCTGGAAGCCGCATAAATACTGGGGTTTTAATACAAAACTAAAGTTACCATATGAAGAGGGTGGCGCTATTGCCACCCACAACATATGGGAATATACGGAGGAAACTTGAATGAACGGTAAAGTAATTGATATTGCGTCTATTTTTACAAATGACGACACTTCGATTTGGGACAAGCAGCAAGCTTGGTTTCTGTCGAACAGAATAATTATCTTTGATAACGAGGTGGACGTTCCACTGCTTAGGGATGTGTCAGCATGGATCCTTCAGTGGAACCTTGAAGATCTTCCACTGGCAAAGAGAGACAGACAGCCTATTACTATTATTATCCATAGTATGGGTGGTGACATGTATACAGCTGGGAACATTATGGATGTGATCGCCGCGTCTGAGACCCCAGTGAGAACAATTGCTCTCGGTCTTGTGGCATCGGCTGCGTACTACATCTATCTGTCAGCCCCTGAACGCTATGCGTTCAAAAATAGTATTTTCTTACAGCATGATGGCGGGGTAGATTTATCTAACTCCAATAATAAGGCTAAGGATACTATGAAATTCTTCGACTCAATGAATGAGCGTGTAAAGCAGCATGTCATTAGCAACACAGATATAAGCGAGGAACTTTATAAGGAAAACGATGATCGTGAGTGGTGGATGTATGCAGACACCGCTAAGGAACTTGGAATCGTACATAAGATCATAGGCGAAGATATAAGTCTTAAACAGATATTTAAATAAAGGAGATTAAATGGATATAACGGCAGAACTTCAGAAGCTCGGCATGAGTGAAGAAGAATATGAACAGTGTTTAACAGATATACAAGACAAACTTGACGGATCATCTGATCTTGACTGGGAAGAGATTCGCAATAAGTACAATATACCTTATGCAACTGACGTATTGAGAAAAGCGAATGGCACGATCTTCGGCGGTTATGCCGTCAGAAAATATATGGAAGATAGGTTGGTTGGAACTGAACTTGGCAACCAGATTCTTGATCTTAGAAAAGAGAGATATAAGATTCAGACTGAAAAGCTTGAGCTCAACAAGAACCTTAGAGAGGCGGCCAGAGACGAGCTTATTATGGAACACATTAAGCAAGCCATTAAGGAACTTCCACCTATTGCCATACCCAAACGTATCGAGGTTACTGAGAATGATAAAGAATATCTTCTCTGTTTTGCCGATGCGCACTATGGCATTGAATTTGAGATTAAGGATCTCTTTGGAAATGTAATTAATGCTTATAGCCCTGAGATTTTCGTAGAAAGAATGAACACTCTTTTATCTGAGGTTGTTATGACTATTAAGAAAGAGGGCATTATAAAGATTTCTGTATGGGAGCTGGGCGATGCCATTCAGGGTATGCTTCGTCTTAATTCGCAGCTTATGCAACTGCGTTATGGAGTAATCGAGTCATCGCTACTTTATGCTGAGTATGTAGCCAACTGGCTGAGCGAACTTAGCAAATATGTGGCAATTGATTTCCAGATGGTAGTTGATAGTAATCATAACCAGCTTAGACTTTGTGGCGCACCCAAGAATGCATTTCCCGACGAGAATATGAGCAAGGTCATTAGCTCATTCCTTAAGGAGAGACTTAAGAATAATCCCAACATAACCATTACTGAGAATCCTACTGGTATGAATTATGGTGACTTTGCTGGTTCGAAGATCCTTGGTATTCATGGTGAAGTTAAGAATTTAGGTGTGGCAATTAATGATTTGTCTCGTGCTTATAATGCAAGTGTTGATTATATCATTGCTGGACATAAGCACCATGCAGACGCCGTTGAAGTCGGCATGGATGCGGAAGCAATTCATATTCGCAGCATTATCGGTGTGGATCCTTATGGTATGTCATTAAACAGAACTTCAAATGCTGGTGCTTCACTGTTTGTATTTGAAAGAGGCAAAGGTAAAGTATGTGAATATACATACAAATTGAATTAAATAAAGCTTGTTACTAGGGGCGGGTGTAAATCCGCCCTTATTTTATTTTCATTTTTCTTTCCGTTGGCACCTTTCTCACTTATGTCCTATAGGTGGGAGGGGTGCATCATGGTGCTGGTGGCAGATGCGCATACAAGGCGCGCCAGTTAATGCGGCGGTTCGATTCCCTGCGGCACCTTTTATTGCATTGGCGTGGAGTAAAAAGGCTAAACAAATCCCAATCCAATACTGTGGGGGACAGTTATTCCCTTGCCGAGTCAATGTAAAATTCCTTGTCGGAAACGACATGCGTCCTGCGTGGTGACGTTAAACGAGCGTATAGGCGATATATAGGTTCATAACCTGATATTGCCGCTACAGTGCCTATAGGGCATAAATAATTACAGCAGACGGGGCGAATGCCCCGTCATTTTAATTATATACAAAAGGAGGTATTCAATATGTATAGAGGAACTACACCGACTCTAACTTTAGAATTAGACACGGATGTATCTCTTGCCAACCTTACTGAAATGTGGGTTACTTTTAAGACGGCTAATGCAGAAGTCAACAAGACGTTGGCTGATGTTGTAATAGATGATGCAAATAAAACTATTGAAGTGCCTCTTTCACAAGAAGACACTTTGGCAATTAATGGTAGAAGTTGTTCTGTGCAAGTCAGATTTAAGACAAACGACGATTTGGCTTATGCTACTACAATTTCTAGTATAGATGTGGAGAATGTATTAAAAGATGGGGTGATCTAATATGGAACCATCAGAAATTAAAATCCCATTAAAAGTAGATAATGCTCAATTAATAAAATTAGAAATTGATGATTCTCCAATAAAGTTGAAAGTTAAAGATGATACTGCCCTTATACAGTTAAAGGTAGCAAAACAAAATACGATTAGTTTAAAAGTTGGGAAAGAAGCACCTATAAAATTAAAGGTGAGCGAGGAAAGAAATACTGGAGGGCTTCCAGTATATCGCGGAGAAACCATTATAACTCCAAAGCCTTATGAGAGTGTCCAGCTTAACACTAGTCAGAAGATACTTATGGATAATATAGTTGTCGAAGAAATACCTCATTACGAAACAAGTAATACTAAGGGTGTGACTTTTATTATTGGAGGATGATGATATGGCTATTAATAAAGTCGTATTTGGAAACGACGTACTTATAGATCTTACGGCAGATACAATTACAGCTGCTGATCTTGCAAATGGCGTAACTGCGCATGATGCCAGCGGTGCTACTATTACTGGTACTAATACTAACGATTCAGATACCAGCGAAGACACCGCACTTGTTGCAGAGTTACTTAGTGGTAAAACTGCACACGCAAGGGGCGCCCAGCTTGTAGGTACAATGCCCAATCGTGGAGCCATTAATGAAAACATAAGCATGAAGGCTCAGGTGGTAACCGTTCCGCAAGGCTATCACGATGGCTCTGGAACTGTGCAGATTAATGCAACAGAGCAAGCAAAGATTATTGCGGAAAATATTAAAAATGGAGTAGAAATTCTCGGTGTAACTGGTACGTATTCTGGCGGTGGATCCACTGCTCAGGCCAAGACTGTTACACCTTATACAACTCAGCAGACTGTATTACCAGATCAGGGTTATGATTATTTGTCTCAAGTAGTAGTTAATGCTATTTCTTATACCGAAACTCTGAATGCTGCTGGTGGATATACTGCGAGTATTGGTGACGTACAAACTGTTTAATTGATTTAAAGGAGAGACTATGGCTATTAATAAAGTGGAGTTTGGCGGACAAACTCTAATAGACTTAACAGAAGATACTGTTACGCCAAGTACGCTTATGGCTGGAGAGACGGCTCATGATCGGAGTGGCGCAGCCATAGTTGGTACTGCAACTGGTGGGTCATCGACACTGGCACAATTAACAGATGTCAATTTAACAAACCTATCAGATGAACAAATAATTAAATATAACTCTACTACTCAAAAGTGGGAAAATGCAGATGCGGGTGGCAGCGATATAGTACATTTAACCAAAGCCGAGTACGATGCTTTACCTAATACAAAATTATCAGATAATAAAATCTATATGCTCGAAGATGTGCCGTCTAGCGACACTGAGGATAAACATATCATTCTTGATTCAGAAGATGTTGTGTATCCGCAAAGAAGTTTTCTACAGTTTACTGGCGATGCAAATATAGTTGACGATGAGACAAACGATAAAACCATTGTAGATATTACTGGTGGTGGTGCTGAAATCGAGGAAATGACACAAGCCGAGTATGATGCGTTGCCCAATACCAAACTTACAGACGGAGTATTAAGAGCAATTAAAGATGAATACTCACCAGCCGATAGCAAGTTGGTAGGGCTTGGAGACTGCTATTCAACGTCTGAAAGGCAGATAGGTTGTTGGAAAGACGGAAAACCGCTTTATCAGAAAACATTTGTCTATGATTGTACAAACACATCAAATGTACAAGAGGCATTGGATTGCGGCTCACTTGAAGAAATCAAAGTAACAAAAGATGCATATTTTATAAATTCTCTTGGTGATATTGTTCATACATGGTGGGTGAACGTTAATTTTTGGGAATATTTATGGGAGGCAACGTCTGGTCATTACAAATGTCTTGTCAAACGAAATACGAGTTATAGCGAATGGCAAAGCAGTGTCAAATTTGTATGCACATATCAGTACACAAAGACTACTGATGCGGCTGGTAGCGGTAATTGGACTCCGAGTGGAGTGCCAGCCGCTCACTATTCAACGAGTGAGCAAGTGGTGGGAACGTGGGTGACGGGAAAACCACTCTATCAAAAAACGGTTGATATTGGCTCTTTGCCATCAAACGACACAAAGACCGTCGCTCACGGTGTCGCTGACCTTAATTTGATCGTTTCATGCAAGGGCTTTGCTTATAATAGTTCTTATACGTTTCTGTCGTTGCCCAGCATTAATGTTGACTCGCTGACTTATGGCGTACAGTTGGAAAGTGACCGAACAAACATAACTGTTAAGACAAAGGAATCGTGGATGAATGTTTATTCAGGCTTTGTTACTATTCAGTACACAAAAACAACTGATTAAAGAGGTAACTTATGGGAAAGTTAATTTTAAACGGAAGAAATTATAGTGGTCTGATAGATGCACAAGGAGTATTTATCGACACGGATAATGTGATAACAAGCGGAACACACTCAGGAAATTTCTCCTATACCGCCACGCAAGATTGTTTCGTATATACGTCTATGGCTATGGCTGAAAATACTGGTTGTACGATGCAAATTGACGGACATAATGTAGTTGGCGGTTGGAATGGTGCTGGTTCTATTATAATGCAAGGTCTCCCTTTAATGTTAAAGAAAGGACAGACTCTTACTATCAGTTCCACCTATACGACAAATACTGATTATATTGTCTATGGTGTGCAAATGGGTTCACAAGTTACATTCTTATCAGAGTATGCAAGTGCTTGTTATTCAACTACCGAACGTGAGGTTGGTTGTTGGGTAGACGGAAAACCACTATACCAAAAGAGTTTTGTTATTGATACATCTAATCTCAATACGGGGTGGAACGATATTAATAGCGGATTGTCGGGGATAGATTGTAAAGACATAACGGGAAAATTCAGATTTCCCGCAAATGATAATTCTATCTATGAATTTCCTTATACAGAGGACTCGACATATTGTTTATATGGTGGCTATAAACCATCCAACAACACGATATTTATATACAAGGGTTCGGGCTTTGCGACAATTTCAGACTTTGTTATCACTTTGAGATATACCAAAAACACAGACACCGCTGGAAGTGGAACATGGACTCCAACGGCTACACCTACTCATCATTACTCGACCAATGAACAAGTGATAGGGACATGGATTGACGGAAAACCGTTGTATCAAATTACGGTAGATGTAGCAAACCCCGTCAATGATAGCAACGAGCATTTGGTAGACCTAACCTCGTTAAGTATTGATGAATGCCCCTATTTATTTGGGTATGCCGTTCGACATTCGGGAGCGAATGACATAACCTACTATGCCAACTCAATCGAGGCTGATGATTGGTACTACTTCAAGGCAAGATACGATAACTTCCGAGATTCTATCATGTATATTTGCTTATTCCGAAACGATTCAATATCTCGAATGAGATTCACTATTCAATACACAAAAACAACGGATTAAAGGAGAAATGCTATGGGTCAGTTAGTGTCAAATGGAATAAAATATTCTGGCGGCGGTGGCGGTCATACCATAATTGACCCAAACGGAACCACTATGCCAAACCGCTCAAAGCTCAAGTTTACGGGTTCGGCTTCTGTAATGGATGACTCGGCTAATGATCAGACTGTGATCAACGTTACTGGTGGCGGTGGAGAATACTACCTCAATGACGGATTAATCGGTTCAAGTGGTGGAACATATGTTACTTGCAACCTTGATAAAACCCTTGTTAACGGGTATTACCTTGTCGTGGTAAATGACTCCCTTGGTTCTACCTACTACAACTATATGGAATGGAACGGAACCACGCAGACTCTTTCTATTGGAAATTGGCAACTGCAAATTACAAGTACTACGGCGGGACTTACATATTATTCGGGTAATTGGCGAAATATTTATTGTGATATTTTATCCCTCGGAGGAAGCGGAAGTGTTGGTGGAGTTGTCAAGCATGAGGTAATACATCAAACTAACGTTGAGATATATGATAACACACAGATTGTTTTAAATTTACAGAACAAATACACGGATCCCGTTGTATTTGCCACAAACGCACTTCCTTTAACATCGTGGGGTGGAATAATAGTAGTGCAAGATCAAACAGTTGTTTATGACTCTGCAAATGACACGCTGACATTTAATGTTTATACGAATTCGGGTCAGACCTACGGTCAAATTGATTGGATTGTCATGGATAAGGTTTCCAGTAGTGGCGGAAGCGGTGGCAGTTCTATATCCTATGGTTATGTACCTCCACAAAACTCCAGCACGGACGGAAGTTTATATTATCTATTAAATTCAATTGATAAGAAACTTGGCGAGTTTTTATATATGTCTGACCATTGGGTGTTAGTTTCGGGAACATCTTTCACAAAGGAACTTATGCTTCTCGCTCGAAAAGCACAAAGGAATTACAGCGAGGGTACAACGGTTTATGCCGTAACCCAAACGTCGCGTTTGCTTTGTATCAATATAAACATCAATTCGTCAGCAGATACGCAGACTCTCGCTTCAACGATTAGCGGTGGAACACTTGTTGATTCAGTTGAATTGCAAACAGATTATGGAAACTCTATCAGAAACCATATCAGCAATGTGTCACTTATAGATGCTGACAATGGTGATTCTATAACGTTAGGTAATGTCAGCAACGGAAATTACGTTGTACAGTTACATGCAATCTTTGAAGTGTTTGGACTTGACTCCATAACAGATATAAACGTCTATGATTATCTGATAAAAACTGATGGTGACATGGGATTATCAAAGACATTTAACTTAAACGGTTTATATCTTTTGATTTGTTTGGAATCATCGGGCAACAATGCAACAGATATGGGCGTTGATATTACATATGATGGTGAAGATTATACTGCTGAATATGCGTATGAACACGGTATTTTTGCTTGTAAGGTTATGATTGTGGATGCAAAAGTGGCAAGCACAATAACCTTTAAATGGAGTGATAAATCGAGTTTCGTATCAAGAGGATATTTAATCTATTCTCTTTCGTAATACTGATACATAAAGGTTAAAGGGTAAATATAGTATAAAAATAATTGATTAAAAGGAGAAAAATGATATGAATTATAAGATAGATTCAAATCATTTAATTCAGATTTATAATATTTTATCAATGCAAGGATAAGATTGAAAGGACAAAAGGATGGCAACAAATTTAGTACCCGCGCCTACTGGCGACGAACAAAAACTTGGTGTCGCAGAAATGCGTAAGCGGTATGACAAAATTGCCACTACGTATAATGAGATACTTGACTGCGACGTAATGCATTGTGCCAGATGTGATAATTGGTATCGCAATACTGGAATGCATAAGGGATTCTATCAAGACTCCAGATTCAAATCTGGGTTCTTCCCTCTTTGCAAGGAGTGTGTTCAGGCACTTGTCGAACAGCGCAAGAGAGATGGAGACATCCCTAATGAGACAAAGGATAGTGTTAAGTTCATTCTTCAGCTAATGGATAAACCTTATTACGATGATTTATATATAAAATGCGTAGACGGTGTGGATGCTAAGAAGAATGATCCGACTAATAGAAAAGTATACGTGTCACCTTTCAGCGTATATATTACACAGATACAAAGTTTGCCCCAGTATAAAGGGCGCAAATGGAAGGATAGTAAGTTCGGCAGCTCAGAAGAACGCCCCGTAGAAGAACACTATGACGAGAGCGACGAGATATTTGTAAATGCAAAGAAACATTTCGGCAATGAGTATACACTGCCTGATCTGTATTATCTTGAAACAGAATATTCTGACTGGTGCGATAGGTATGAATGTAACACCAAAGCACAAGAGGAGTTGTTTAAGAATATTGCGTTTACCCAGCTCGAGCTACACAAGGCGCGTTTAAACAATGAAAACACTGATAAGCTGACTGCCACATTACAAAAACTTATGGAGACTGGTGATATTACACCTAAACAAAATAAGAATGATGTAACTGGTGGTGTTGAATCATTTGGTCAGCTCATACAGAAGTTAGAAGAAACACGTCCAGTGGCCGAGATAGATCCCGAACTTAAAGATGTAGATAAGATTGGCTTATATATTAGTGTGTACTTCTTCGGACACTTATGTAAAATGCTTGGTATTAAGAATAAGTATTCTAAGATGTACGATGACTATATGCGACAGTACGCCGCCACTCGTCCTGAATTTAGCGTAGATGAGGATTCAGAAGATATATTCAATAAAATCTATGGCGGTTCATTAGATGAGTGATAAGAAAAGTTTTTCACAGATACAACAAGAGAAATACGATAACCTAATGGAGGGTGTCAGCATATGGGCGGCGTTTTATCGTGCGAATCCTCAACGCTTTGCTGTTGACTTTTTAAATATACAATTAGGATTATTTCAAAAAATTTTGTTGTATGTAATGAATATGTGTACGGTCTTCAATTGGATCGCGAGCCGAGGCTTAAAATATCGGGTCTGTAACGTAGAAATACGTTATGAATAGTGGGCAAATACGGAGAACGCTGAGATGCCAACTCCGTGGCAACTTGTAGTGGTAAAAAACACAAGTACCGTAACGCATAGGTAGTGAACCTAATTATTAGAATATAATCTACCCAAGAGTGTCCGCCACCTTAACAGATAATGCTGAAGGTGAAAATGTATGCTGAACTTATGAAAACAACAATCATAAGATCCACAAGATAAAAAGCTTGTGGGATAACAAATTGTAGGTAAGACATATCTGATAGCGCTATATTGTGTAATCAGATGCATCCTCTACCCCGCCACTAAAGTATGTGTGGCGTCTGGAGTTAAGTCTCAGGCTGCCGAGATAATCGGTAAGATAGAGACTGACTTTATGAAGCTTCATGACTGGGGTAGTAGAAATCTCGCAAATGAAATTGAAGACATAAGTACGTCAATAAATAATCCACATGTTGATTTTAAAAATGGATCGTGGATTAAGGTTGTTACCGCAAGTGATAATGCGCGAAGTAATCGTGCAACTATAGTTATTATAGACGAGTCAAGAATGGTAAAGAAAAAAATCGTAGATACGGTTCTTAGGAAATTCTTGACATCACTTAGGAAACCACCCTATATGAATCTTCCTGAGTACAAGAACAATCCTAAATATCAGGAAAGAAATATAGAAATGTATATGACATCTGCGTACTATAAGAGTTCGTGGATATTTGACAAATGTAAATCTGATGCCGCTCTTATGTTAGACGATAACAAGAGATATTTTTGTTGTGGCCTACCATATGAGGTTGGTATCGAGGAAGGTATCTTCTCAAAGGAAGCCGTTGAGGATGAAATGTCCGAGGCAGACTTTGATCCTATATCATTTAGAATGGAGCGTGAAGCACTGTTCTATGGTGAAGCTGAAGATGCGTTTTATAAGTTTGATGAAGTATCAAGTTGTCGAGTAATCAAGAATGCATTTTTGCCTCTTGAGTTTTATGAAAAGCGTGGTATTAATGTGCCAGATCTTGCTGAAGGTGAACGCCGCATATTATCTGTGGACGTTGCGCTCATGGCAAGCAAGGCAACCAATAACGATGCTACAGCGATGGAAATTAATATCGCTACACCAAGTAATAATGGTATGGCATCGCATATTGTTTATGTGGAGACTTTTGAGGGTAAAACAACTGATGAAGTAGCCATTATAATTATGCGATACTTTAATCATTATAAGTGTACCGATCTAGTACTGGATACAAATGGATTGGGTCTGGGCGTTTATGATTTCATTACTCGTCCGCAGTTTGATGCAGAAACTGGTGAGACATATGAAGCCATGTGTAGCTGTAATGATGCGGCCATGGCTGAACGTTGTCGTGAACCCAATGCAAATAAATGCGTGTGGACTATTAAGGCGTATGCACAAGAGAACTCCGAAATGGCAACTGCATTACGTGCTGGTATACAAACTGGCAATCTCTCATTGCTGATCAGTGAGTATGATGCTGAACAAGTTGTAAAGAAGGTATCTGGCTATGCGTCTATGACCGCAGAAGAAAAAGTTAAACTGCTTATGCCGTACGCACAGACTACCGCGCTTGTTAATGAAATGGTTAACCTTGAAGGCAAGATCGTAGATAATAAGGTTAAGCTTAAGGAACATGCTGGAATGCGTAAGGATAGGTTCTCCAGTTTGGAGTATAACTATTATGTAGCGCAGCAGATCGGTCTTGAAATGAGACGTAGCGATTCACAAACTAAAAATTCAATACTTGATATACTTTCTTCTTCCATGAGGAAGAGTTCTATTTTCAAATAACCTCCGTTTAGCCACCATAGGTGTCAAAGCCTATGGTGGTATTTAAGGTGGTATAAAACCATAATACAATTATGTAATAATTAGGTGGGGATCCCGCCTTGGTCGTCGTGGGTGTCAAAGCCCACGACGGCGTTTCTTGTAAATAATTTTCTAACTAAGGAGGACTAAATAATATGGATATAAGTTCATATTTGCTTTCGAGAAAATTTACGAAAGACAGTATTATTGGACTCGGAGCGGTTAAAGGTGCTCCTTGTACTATAAAGAGTACTGAACATCGTGATGGAGTAACGTATGTAACGTTTGAGTGGACGACTGAAGACGGTAGCACAAAGAGACAAGCAACCATTAATATTATTGACGGTGCTTCTGTACGTGTATGGGAATCTGGTACTCATTATAAATTTGGCGATATTGTTTTGTATGAGTCTGCATTTTATAAATGTACTTCTGCAAACAGCGATGTTGAGTTCAATGAAAACAATTGGGAAGACGTCGCATCTTTTAGTGGTGACTATGGTGTTGTAGATAGATCCAACCTTCTCCCTGAGTTTGCTGCTAATGATAGAAAGGTATATTATTCAATTGAGGATAAGACATTCTATCTTTGGAATGGTGAGCGCTGGGTAGCTCAGATTGTTGGTATCGATAATGCTGAAGATTATAGCACAGATGAAAAAGTAATTGGCTCATGGACAGACGGAAAGACCTTATTCCAAAAGACAATTAACTTTGGTAAACTTCCCACTAATGGTGATAAGTCTATTAGTTACGGAGTAAATAACGCATCCATTAAAAAGATATTTGGATATGCAACTAACGGAACCGATACTATAAATATACCTCACCCCGCAACATCATTATCAGAAGTTGTATCTGTTACTACAAATGCATCAGCAAAACTTTTAACGGCAACTACTGGTATGGATAGAAGCAATTATTCTGCTTATATAACCATACAATATACAAAGTAAATCTTCGCGACTCGGTGTTAAAGCTGAGTCGCGGGAAATGTTATCCTTATTATCTTTTGATAGTGGGGATAATATTTTCTATGCATAAAAAAATAGAAAGGAGATCAACACATGGATATCGTCTCGTATATACTTTCGAGGAAATATACTCAAAAGACCGTAGAAGGTCTTGGTGCTATTAAGGGTTCGCCGTGTACCGTTGAGTCTATTGTAGATATAACTGGTGGAAAAAGGATAACCCTTGGATGGGAAGGAACTTCGGGAACAAAGCAGACTCAGAGTTTTGATATCATGGATGGTGTGGATGGTGTGTCTATAACATCAGCAGTGATTAATGAACAAGGGCATCTTATCATTCATTATTCAGATGGCACCAGTAGTGATGCGGGCGTAATTGTGCTTGATGCTCCAGTTAAATCTGTAAACGGTAAGACTGGCGATGTAAACATTTCAGCAAGTGATGTTGGTGCTTTGCCAGATGATACTGCAATACCATCAAAGACTTCTGATCTTACCAATGATAGTGATTTTACAACGCAGACGTATGTAGATACTGCATTAGCGAGCAAGGCTGACACTTCTGATCTTAATGATTATGTTGAGAAGGAAAACGATAAGTCTCTTATGTCTACTGC